GTGGAACAGTAACTGAAACTGGTGGAGAAGTAATTATAAGAACTAATACTACTACAAGTGGATCTGCAATTATAAATTCAATTAGAAAAGCAAGGTATGTTGCTGGATCTGCAAATCAATTTGTAAGTGTCGGGCATACTAGTTATGGTGTTGCAGGAAATATCAGAAGATGGGGAGCATTCACTACTACTGATGGTGTATTTTTTGAGTTAAATGGAACTTCTTTTAAATGTGTTACAAGAAATTCAAGTGTGGACTTAGGTACAAGTAGTGGCTACTTTGAAGGAGAAATTGGAACAGATTATTTACTAGATGATGGTTTACACAGATTTGAAATTTATTGGACAACACAAAAAGTATGGTTTGTAATAGATGATAAGTTAATTCATTCTATTACTCCTTCCATTGTACCCTGGTCATCTACATTTCATTTGCCTATTAGAGCAGAAAATATAAATACGGGTATATCTAATGATATTGTACTCTATACACGCGGAGCTACCACAAGTAGATTAGGAAAAGCAGAAACGGAGCCTATTTATAGATATTTAAGTTCTGCTGCAGCTTATGTTTTAAAGTACAGTCCGGGTAAATTACATTTAATATTTTCAAATGATGGTGCAACAGGATCAAGTATAACAGTATATGATAATACATCTGCTACTGGTACTCTTATAACAACTATAAATACAGCTAAAATAGCATCTCCAATTACAATACCAATAGATTGTGATTTTTATACTGGGTTGACAGTAGTAGTTACGGGTGTTGTAACTTGTACTATAGTATATGAATAAATATTTTTAAATATATATTAATTTAAATTAATTAAAATAAATAATTATATTAGAAAGGTAATTTTATGTTTTCTTGGTTATCTCAACTACCACAATGGTTTCAAATTTCTTTTTCTGTTATTGCTCTAGGAGGTTCTGGTGTGGCACTTATTACTATAGGTAAGATTATTTATCAAGCTATAAAACTTGGTATAAAATGGAAATCAACAAAAGGCACTTTAGAAGTTGGATCAAAAGATAAAGATTATACGACAGATGAATTAAAAAACCCCCATGCTACTTGTCCTTATCATACAGATATTATATTTCTTTTAAATGAAAGTAATAAAATACAACATGAAAAACTTGTTAATCTTCATGTAAATCAAATAAGAGATCAAATGAATGTAGCAGAACAAACAACAGATAGAATACGATCTTATATGCTTTCTAATTATTTAAAACTTTTAGAAAGTAAAGGATTAGATAAAATTGTAGGAAGTATTAGTTATCATTGTTATAGATTAGTATTAAAAGACATTGGTGTTGAATTACTTAGAGAGATTAGACAATCTTTTAGGGAAAACCATTTTATTGATATGAATGATGTATCTTTTAATTCTTATATAAGTAGTAAATTTGAGTTTTTTAGAAGTAATGCTAGTGAGCTAATTAATCAATATTATTTTTATGATAGAGATATAAAAAGAGAAGAGCTTTTTAAATATAATATGGATAATATTCAGAAAATAAAAGAATTATTTTTCTTAGTATTTATTAGGGCTAAAGAAATAGCACTTGAATATAAACAAAAAGAATTAGAATTAGATGAAAAACTTGAAAAATTATTAGAGAAATATGTTTAATCTTCAGGTCTTTGAATAGAATAATACAATTTAATATTTTTATTTTTTGCTATTAACTCCAAGACTAATAAATAATCTTGGAGTTTTTGCATTGTTGAGAAAGAATATAATACTGTATTTCCATTTTGAATGGTCTTTAAAAGAAAGAAAGGTTCGATTCCGGCTTCATATTTTTCATGTAAAGGCATTTTACCACCTATAATTTATAACTGCATCAATACCAGCAGAATACATAGATTTATCTATAGCACCATAAGCTCTTACTTGGGGGCCAAATCCGAAGTTTCCCCACCAATGGGTATAAGATATATTAGCTCCAACTAATGGAGTAAATTTTTTATTTAAATTATCATAAGTAAATAATAAACCCAATCCAAATCCTATTTGATTTTTAAGAGTAGGACAACTAAATATTAGATCAAAGTTTTTAATAGTTTGTACATAATGTGTTTTAGCAGTAACTTCTATCTTTTTATTATTAATCATTTTTGCAGATAGATCTATAGGATCATTATATTTAGGATCTTTAATAATTATTGTAGTCTTTTCTTTTGGTTTCTCACTTGGTTTAATTTCTGTTGGTGCTGTAGGTTTACAGGTTTTTGTTCCTAAACAATAAAAACCCAAATCATTAACTCCAAGTATAACTATACAAATTGATCCAATTATTAATACTTTTTTCCATGTTGCCATAGATGCTAATTTAGTTGGTATTGCTTTAAATGCATCTAAAAATTCTTGTTTTGTCATATTATTTATCTCCAGAAAGTACAAATTTTCTATACTTATTATAGGAAGTAAGTATATAATAATAATGTACTGAAGATAGTTAATATTAAAGCAAATTTATTTATTATTTTTTATTATTTCTTCCATTCCTTTAATAAACAACTCCAAATTACTACCCATAATAGTCATGTTCTTTTTCTTAACAATTTCCTTATATTGTTCATATAAAGGAAACTTATCTTTAGTAAGTGATATTAAGATATCATGCTTAGTTTTATTTTTCATACAGCCTCCTTTATGGGATCGATTCTGGCTTTAGCTTTCTTATCAGCCCACATCTTTTGCATACGTTCTCTACGTTGTTGTCTTACTTCTTCTGATATAACTCGTTTTTGTTTCTCTTTAGGTTTATTATCTATATAACCTTCAGATGGTGTTTCTTCATATGTTTTAATAATTTTACCATTTCTTGATCGTCCTACAGTAAGAGTACCATTCATAAAATCTTCTTTTTCTTTTTCTTTTTTACTTTTCTTTTTAACATCTTCCATAACAGCAATTTCTACCATTTTATTCATTAGTATAACATATTCAGATGTATCATTTATATCCACTATTTCTTTACATTCTATACATTCAATAATATCAAATATCTTTTTTTGTTCAATAAAATTTATAGCTTTATCATATAATTCTTTTGATATTTTATTAATAGATTTCTTATCATTTATATAAATTTGTCTACTTTCTATATAAAATTTTGTTGGTGAATCATTAAGAGATTTATATGACATTTCTAATTTACTATTACATTTTGGACACATTTTATTTACTCCCATTGGTTTTTTTAAATATATAATCTAATTCTTTTTGAGTTATTGTTGTAATAAAATAACCATCTCCAATCATAGATAGAAATGTTATTTGATATAATTTATCTGAATTTGTATTTTCAATTGGTTCAATTAATATACGATCAATTTTAGCATAAGGATCTTTATCTATTAAAACTTTTCCATTTAATTGTTTAAGCTTATCTAATACTATTAAATTTATTATAATACTAAATAGTAGTATAAAATAACAAACATATTTCATTATTAATATAATTATTTTCTTTTTATAAAATGGTATTTTAATTTTAAGAATATAAAATATATTTAATATTTTTATTCTAATAAATATTAATAATTTAAGTATTATTATATATATATTATACATTGTTTTATATTTCATATGTTTTCCTATGTTGATAATTTTTTAATTTCATCATACTTATCTAATATTTCTATAGTTTGAGATTCCATTAATTCTTTTATTTGTTTTGCATGGAAATTAATATCAGATATAATTTCTTTATAATTATCTTTAAACAAGTTTTTAGCTTGTGGTGTTTTAAGAAACTCTATTATTTCTTCAAGATTATTTTGATCTTTTTGTAAATCTCTATTATTTTGTTTTAATGATATTAACTCAGATTGTTTCTTATTACGATTACTCATTATTTGACTTATAAGAATCATTGCAAATCCACAAGAACCTGTCATGATATAAAAGAATATAGATAAATATCCTTCTGTTACTTCTCCTAATTTATAAAATAAAAGAAAGGCTATTGCAAACATAGTAATTGTAAATAGATCTCTTTTACTTTCTGTACTCATATATCCTCCTGTATAATATTATTAATTCTTCGTATTTGATCTAAAGATAAAGAACATCTACCGTATCTTTCAAAAATTTTTCTTATATTTTCAACTTTGGTAAAATACTCTGTTTCTTCTTCAATTTCTTTCATTGATTCATACACAATGAAGTTAGAACTATACTCAGAAATGTCTCTTTTTTCTTCAATAGAAAATTTATATCTGTAATATCCCTTAAGATAAAAATATTTATTTCCTACCTTTTCTATTGTTTCTTCGGTAACTAAATCTTTTTCATCTCTACGACGAGCAGCATTACCTACTCTTTTCACATAAACAACTTGTCCTACTTTCATAAAACCCCCTAAATTTTTATTCTATAATTCAAGGCCCAATTTTGTATAGCTTCTAGAATATATGCATAATAAAAAACATGTCCTCTATGGCATATTCTTTTTTGTATACCCCATATCATTGTCCACTCTGCTTTTGAAATACTACCACATTGAGGACATTTTATCTTTTCATACTTTTTTCTTGTTTTATACTGTGTAGATATCATTAAACCTCCCTATTAGATAATAGTTCTTTAACTAAAGGATTTTTATATTCATCTGGAAATTCAGTTAAATAAAATTTAAATACCTCTTCCCAATCAATAATAGATAATGAAAAAAGTATATGTCTTATAAAAAATTCATTTTGTTTTGGTATCTTTTCAGCCACTAAAATTTTAATAGCATTAATTTTTTCTATGGGTAGCATTAAATTTTCTCCTTTAATCTATTTTTTACCTTTTTTCCATTCTATAAATAATCTTTGAAATTCTCTTTCCGTATATTCCTGTTTAGTTTTAAGTTCTTTTTCTTCTAAATCAGATTTATATTCAGTTACCAATTCATCTACATTTTTTGGTATAATTCTTTCTGATATATTATAAATTGCTCTCCCAGCTTTATAAGTAATAAATATAAAAGGAGTAAGTAGTATAGTAATTATCTTTGCTAATATTTTACTAAAACCATAAATAAATACAGCAGTAAAAAATTCACCTTTCATTTTATTCAAAGTACCCTTATTAAAACTTGATTGATATTCATTATAATCATTTGTATACATAATAATTACCCCAAATTTATAAACATTTTTAATAGAAATATAGAAATTGCTACTTTAATAAGAAACCTAAATACTGTACCTAATATAGCTGACATTGCTGTATACATACCTAGAAAATTAACAAATCCTTCTACTTTTGTTCCTAATTTCCTATTTACTTCCTTCATTTAATTTCTCCTTTGATGTACTATTAAAATGTTTAAAAAAACATTTTTAATCTGAACAAATAAATTTTTGTTATATGTTCCTATCCTCTTCCTCCTTCTCTGATGGCGACAGGATCAAAGAAAAACTTGCCAATGATTTTCTAATCTGTATTCCATCGCCTTCATATGATTTATTTTCCCTTAAAACCGTATTGGTTTCTCCATCAATTATTATTCCCGATATCCATTCGTCATTAACAGATGTCACCTGTAAAACAAATATCCCCTTGCGATCATGAATAACTTTGTATATTTTTCCAACTTCAATATTCATTTCAATATTCATCCCCTTCCTCCTTCCCCGATGGCGGGGCGGCAAAATCTGGTGGGCTTAATATCTGCCATGCAATAACCATTCCTTCCATAACCGGGTATTCAGTTTCCCAATGGTCCCTATATATTTGATTGACATAATCCCCCCGATCGGTGAAGGTTGAGCAATACGTTCCCCTCGCCGGCAACTCCTCCCGCACATCCCTCCAATCGTAATATTTACATTTCATTTCTTTATCATTTAATAATCTGTGTATTTCTTCAATCTTTTGAGTTAATTCTAACGATAGTCTTTCATATAGCCATTCATCAGATTTACCCGGCCATATTTTTCTGGCATCAATTAATTTAGTCATATTAATCTTCCTTCTTATATATATATAATTATTCAATTATTTAACTTCAATAAAAGAAAATATCCATTTTGATATATCCCATTTTCCTGAATCCATTGGAACAGATTTCCATACATATCCACCATCATCAGAATATAAAACTGTTCCGCATTCATGAGCATGTTTTTTATATACTTTTTGTATTTCATCTTTTTTATATATTTTTATTTTTTTCATTTTTTATCCCCACAATTATTACTTCTTTTGCACTATCTTTTTTATAAGGGCATTCTGATGGAATTATATCGATATGATATGATTGACCAACCAAATTACACGAAATACAATTATATGGCTGATCATACTCATTGTCACTATATTCCCATTCTGTGTAGTGCTCGCATTTATTTCTTTCACACCAATCATCATGCCATTCGCTCATACTTTCTACTCCTTTCTGAGTGGTAGAATGGGTATATCTCCAGAACATTTACATTCAGTATATTTACCATCATTACCCTCAATTATTATTTCATCTAAATAATATGGACACTTCGTATAATATTCTTTATCATTACTTTTATTGTGTTTACAATCTCTCGGATGAATGGTTATAATATTAATTGGTTTTATAGGTGATGTTGAATAAGATACATCCACAATACGTTCATAAAAAAATGTAGAACCGCAAGCACCACAATCTATTTCACCATCATCGTTTGTACACTCCCACGAATCCTTATTTTGATGACCACAATAAGGACAAGTAATATATTTCTCAAACGTATATTCGTTTTTTTGTCCGGTAGAATCAAATTCAGTTTCCTCTACTCCCATAACTCCTTTCTTTTGACTTATCATGCAAATTCGATAATGCTTTCCATTATGATATATTATATTAGGAATCATAATCTGAAAATCTGGTAGTTCAAATAAAATCTTGTCTGCTTCGTAATTATAATCAGTTGCAAACATATTCATATTATATTTATATGCTTTCATTAATTTTCTCCTTCATTTGAATTTGAACTTGTATCTACAATTTGTTTTACTTTTTGTAATGTATCATATCCATCTGCTTCTGGATCTATTATATTATTAGAATTAGACCAATCATTATAAACCATTAATAGTACAGTTTCAACTTCAGTAATCCGATTATAAAGTATAGATATTTCATCATAAAGTGCTTGTGATTCTCTATCTATTAATGATAATATTCTAATGGTTCCATAATCCAATTCAGATGGTTCATTATTACGAATTGATTCTGTATATTTTATAATATTATTCATTATATGATCTCCTTAATATAACCCCATTCAACCATTATTTGATATACTTGTCTCATATCTTTCTTATCAAACCATTGAGATAATTGTCTCATAATAAATCCTTTATCTCCATCCGTATCAATTAGCTTGCTGCAATCTGCAACCTTTTGTCTAAACAAGATTTTAGCTATACCAATTTGTATATCCTTTTTAATACGTTCCCAAGACTTATCAATTTGAAGTTGAGAATACTCTTCTTTGAGCAATTCAATTACATGATTAAAGAAAGTCTCTGTAGTAATATCATCTCCTGAGTAATCTTCTACTGCATTTAAAGTAGTATTAATAATAGAATAATGGGGAATCGAATCATTTACCCAATGAATTGCTTCAATATCTTCCGGCTTGCATTTGAATTGCATATACTCATCTGTTTCTGTTTGAACATATAATACAAATCCTTCAGATCCAGATACAGAACCATCCTCATTATGAACATTATTATCTTTAGCTTCTTTTCTTAACTCATCATAAAATTTAGTAATATCTGCAGTAGAAGTCAATTCCTTTAAACACTCTAAAGAAGGTTTAACATCAAAAATTTGGGGTATAAGAACTAGATGTCTTGATTGTTCTACTCCAAACAATAAACGAGTATCAAGAGATACATCATATTTAATAAGTAAAGGATTCCTAGTACCATACATTTCAAATGATAAAGACCATTTCCCTTCTAATACATCTTTAGGTTTTCTCAAATCAGGATACATTTTAAGAACATCATTCCACATTTCCAAAAAATTACCAAATTTGCTTTCTTTAAGTATAGGAGTTAAACGAGTTTTAAAAGTAACATATCTTACATTATCTGCATCAGCATAAGAATATATACACACGTTCGTTCCATCTAATTTTGTATACACGTATACTCTTTTAAATTTAGGCCATTTATAATTTCTATCTCCTATATCTGAAGTAGAAAAGGGATAATGAAGTTTAGGTGTACAATAAATTACTTGGGGTTCGACTTCCCTTCCATTCACTTTATATATAACCAAAGCTCCATATCTATGATCAGAACGTCTACATAAATAACCTGATATTATATTATTATTATATGGATCATTTTCTTCAAAATGATTTAATTCATTATCTTTAATATCTAATAGTTTAGCTGCATCTTCTATATTCATAGAATCCTCCTTAAAAATTATATCTCATTTTACAATTTATTTTTGTAATAAAAACTCTAGATAATCCAAATAATTCACCAATTTCTTTATGAGTATATTTTTTTAATTCTAACAATTTAATAATCTTATTATAAACATCTTTATTTATTTTTGCTCGTGAATTTTTATATCCAATATCATCTGTTCCATGTAATTTTTTTCTTAATAAATTATCTTTTTGTGTTTCCCACATTAAATTTAATGATTTATTATTTAAACAGTTTCCATCTAAATGAGATGCTGTATATTTTTTAGTTGGAGGTAATCCATGAAAAGTCATACAAATGATACGATGTAAAGTTGTAGTAAAATATTTTCCTTTTTCTACTCTTAAAGATATATGTAAATAATTGTTATTATTTAATTTACGTGGTATTAGTTTTTTTAATTTATTTGTATCTATATGACTATCCTTTCCTGTAACCCAGGCTGAATAAATATTACCATTTATATCTGCATAATATCCCTTATATACAGGAACAGATTTCATTATATTTTTATCATATTTAACCAGTTTATTTTTAGTTTTCATATTAAAAGTTATTTCCTTTACAATCTAAACAGCATATTCCTAATTCATTTCTTACCATATCTACTACTTGTCTTCTATCATCCACCCAATATAAACAATTATATTGACCTTTAATCTGAGCATTAAACATCTCTTTCTTAACAATTGAATCCTTACGCCTATCTCCTGTTCTTCTCATATAAATAAAATCATAATATACATAATTCTCTTTCAACCATTTCTCTGTATCTTCCATACAAGAATCATCCCTACCAGAGAAGATAATAACCTTAAATAGATGTGGTTTATAATAACCCTTTCTAATAAGATCTATAAGATTTTTAATTGGTGTATTAAGTGTATCTTCTAGTACCTTACCAAAATCATATGGACTTCTATCACAACGAATAGCTAAAGTAGAATCTACATCAAAAATAATACAATCACATAGATCTGGATTATATTCTATTTTAATATCTGATTGTCTCCTCTCTATCATATCATTAAGTTCTTTAGAATACTTATTCCATGTATTAGTAAGTACCTTTTCTCCAATAGGAAAATCTCTTTGTTTATCTCGTTCAATAGCTTCTTCTAGTTTAATAGGAAATTCCCTTACTTCAAATTCAGGAACTCCCAAAGCATTTAGTTCACAATATTTAATTATTAATTCTTTATCTTTATTAAAATCATCTTTATTAAGATTCATCTTATCAATAACTACATTACATTGTGATGAGAGAATTTGGAATATACAATCTATTTCTATTTTTGTAATCAATCGTTCATTATCTTTAGTAAACTTATATCCATTAACCATATGCCTTAAATCGTCCCTGCACACTCTTTTATAATCTTGATTCTTTAATATAAAATCTTTAGCCCATGTACTTTTACCACTCGCTTGCATTCCTCGCATAAACAAAATTTTCATTTATTATCTCCTTAAAATATAATATACATTATTAATATAAACATTAATATAATTATTATTACTATAGCTGGAATAGCAGATACAAATCCATTCATAAAAGCCATTCCATTCTTTGCTAGACCTTGTTTCAATTCATGAACATAATCAGGTGATTCATCTTTAGATCCTTCTTCTAGAAAAATCTTTTTATATGTATTATTAAATGTTTCTTCTAGACAAGCTTTTTTATTATACATTATACCTCCATTAATTTTAATAATAATATTAAACTTTTAATTCTTTTATCTCTTCTTATCTTCCATGTATATAAATTTAATACTTTTTTATATGCATATATATCTCCAAATGAAGATCCCATACCATAACTAAAATCAAAAGGTGATGTATCTGCTTCTACCCTATTAGAACCTATATAATTTAATTCTTTAAATTTATCTATTATATTATAAAATTTATTTGTATTAATATTAAATACATATTGTTTATTTAACATAATATTATTCCTTAAGTAATAAAGTAAGTGCTTTACCAGAACTAATTTCTTTAATTTTAAAAGTAGAAGAATTAAATATAATCTTTTCTTTACCTAAATAAAAACATCTAATAGAAAATATTTGTAAATCGTCTGTTCCCCATAATAATAATTCACTTTTTTTTAAGTACCATTGAAGAGATTCCCCTACATTATTTACTAATACATGATCTGATTCTTGTACTTCAATTAAATAATATTTATTAATAGTTGTTTTTAATAAACAAGATTTATTATCTACTACTGATATATTATTAATTATAGCTATTAATTTATTCATATATTTTGTACCATAAGAGATAATACTTCAGCTTTTTTTATATATCTTACTTTAATATTAATATTAACATTATTAGGTAAATTATCTACTAACATATAATGGTTTAAATAATTACGTGATATTTTATAATATCCACCTATAAAACCATATTGTATTATTTTATTAAAAAAAGGATTACTTGGTGTAGATTTAATTAAATAATATTTATTTTTCATAGGTCCACTATTTCTAAATATAAGATAATCATTTCCCTTATAGTATAAAACTATATTCCATGTTTTTTGTTGTAAAACTCTTAAAGCCATAATATCACCATTTAAAATATATGTCAATTAAATTTTAATTATTTTTTAATTTCTGGTTTAATATAAAGTTCATAAAAGAATTCATTTGCTTGATCATAACTAACTTTAAAACCAATTTTCTTTTCAAGAATTTTCCAACGTTTATTTATAAAAGAAACTTTTTGTTTAATTTGTGTACGAGTACATTCACCATCACAAGAAAGATTTTCTGGTGATAGTTCACCAATTAAAGAACAAAATTGTTCTTTAATATCTTTAGTTACTTTCATTTTTTGTTCTCCAAGATAATTTTTCATCTGATTTCTTTATATATTCTTCTCTTTCAATATCCATTTCATGGTGTTCTCTTGTTTTTCTAAAATCGCTTACCCATATAATAAAAAGAGTTCCTTCTTCAGAAAAAGATTCACCACTTCCTACATTAGGATTTTTTTCCATAATCTGTTCAGAAAGAGAGTTAATCAGCTTCACAGCCTCTTCTTCAGTTACATTAACTGAAATAAGACCATCTTTTAATTTAATGGGTTGTGACCGCTTATTTCTACTCTTATTTATAATGGTTATATTCATATTTTTTCTCCTCTTTTATTTCTTTACTTCCTTAATACGTTTAGTAGCTATAGCACAATACTCTTTAGAGATTTCACTACCAATGTAATTCCTACCTGTCTTCTTACTGACTGTAGCAGTTGTTCCACTCCCAGTAAAAGGATCATATATAAGATCCCCCTCATTAGAAAACATAGTTATAACTCTATTAGCAAGCTCTTCAGGAAAGATAGCACTATGCTTTTCGGTTACTTGCCTTCCCCTATTGATTTGCCATACATCATTTAGACATCCACGTTCAAAGTTATACTTCTTAAATTGTCTGCTAATAGCTCCATCCTTTTCTAAAACAATAACAAGTTCACTTTGTCTATTAAGGACACCTGCTTTCATAGCAGGTTGTCCATAACCCTTATCCCATATAACAATATCTTTAATATAATCAGAAAAGTCTCCAATCATTTTAAAGAAAGCACGTTTACTACCTGTTACAATTTGTATATTATAAAATACAATTTTACTAACACGAATCAATTCAGATAATATTTGACTATGTAGTTTATAGAATTCTTCTATTGGAAGATTATCATCAAAACCTACATATTTTGTACTAAATTCCTTTACAATCTGTCTGGAACAATACTTACCATTTCTAATTCTTAAATTCATATTATAAGGTGGACTAGTAAGAGTAAGATCAACAAAGTTATCTGGCATCTTTTTCATAGTATCCAAACAGCTTTCATTATATATCTTATTAATTTTCATTATTCCTCCCAAGATTCAAACTCATAGTTCTCAACAAGTATTTCATTTCCATACCAATTAAGAGAAAATTCTTCTTTAAATTGTTTCATTTCTTCTTCATCTTTTACTCTAACTTCTGCAGTTACTGTAACTTTAATAACAATAGACATTTAATCTTCCTCCTTATCTTCATCTTTCTCGATAATAATACGCTTTTCTTCACGAACAGTATAACCTCTTTTTTCTAGTTTATTAAGAATAAATTCATATTTTGCTATATCGCTAGCAGAATAACAATCAAATATAAAAATTGAGTTATATAAAGATTCGGCATTTTTTATTAGTATTTCATCTGATCTATTAGTCATATAGTTCCTCAATTGTTTTCATAAGATCATCCATAGTTTGTTCTTTTTCCATATCAAATAGCATTGCTAAAAGAGAGGATGCTTTAAATGCATCTAGTATTTTAGTTGTAATAGCACTACTCATAATAGTTAGTGACCAAGCATAAGTAATCTTTTTATCCATTTTTTTCCTCCATTTTAAGATAAAGTTTAATAATTTCAGGCGTAAATTTATATTCTTTACCATCAGATGCTGAACAGATAATAGGCATTTTTCTTTTTCGGGGATCGATTCTGGCTATTGTAAAGGTTTTATTACCTTTCTTAAATGATTTACCATAATCTTCATTATTCAATCCAAATAGAATAGCATATTGATTAAAATGTTCTCTAAAATTTTCTTTAATCTTATTCTCTATAACAGCTTCAAGTTTAGTACTAAAGTTATAAGTATTATAACTAATATTATTAATAGAAAATTTAATACCAGTTTCTTTCCTCAACTCTTCCAACTTTTTATTTAAAATTTCCCTTATAGTCAAAAGATTTGTTTTATCAAATTTAGTAAACATAGTTTTATTTCTCCTTATTTTTAATATAAACATCTATAAGATCTTTAAGTGGTTCTTCCATATACGTCTTAACTACTCTAGGAACTATATTAGCATATTTTTCAGGTACATAAATAGTAACTCCTTTATAATGATTTATTTTATTATTAATTATATCTATGTAACCCATATTTTCATCATCATATTCACCCTTATAGTGAATAGTTCCATTAAGATTATATCCATATCTTTTAAAGAAAGGGACAATTTCATTAATTAAATCTATTACATCTGTTCTTGTTTCAAATCCAAAATCTAATGTAGTATATTCCATAGTGAAGATATCTTGATCTATCTTATCAAATAATTTTTTAAATTGTTCAGTTGGTTGGGGGGATATTAATAATCCATCTCCCTCTAATATACAATATCCCATATTATTTCTCCTCATCTATATTAAATAAATTTAATTTAATACCATTAATAAATTTCTCTTTTTCATACCAAGTAATAGCTGTAAACATTCTTTCATCAATCTTTGATTTTCTAGTTTGCATATTAATTAATATAGTCATTTTATCAAATGTGAATATATATTCAGTCACAAATCCTCCTTAATCTTTTATTGCTGAAATAATAAATCCAGCGGCAATATAAATATTTGCAATAATCATATATGAATCTTTTTGCTCAAAACAAATATAACATATTAGCCACGTAATAAACATTAAAAAACAACATACAAATGAATATATTTTATTAGATTTCATTATATATTCTCCTTCTTTTCTCTCTTCAAAAGTTCAGTAATATTTTCAGGACCGTCTAGTTTATAACAACTTTGACAAGAAATACAACTCCTACCACCACAATTAATTTCAATATTATTTTCCTTTACAAACTTACGAGAGTATACTGTGAATACTTTATCAAATCCAATTGGTTTAATTGGATCTAATACATCAACTCTAGGAGTTGAATAGATAGTAATAAGATTTTCTGGTTTAACATCTTTAATATGTTTAATAATATCAGCTCTTTTACTCCACAATGCAAACATCTTTTCAGGAGCTGCTTTAGCTATATTAACATAGTTATAAGCATGAGTCAAATTCAACAGTTCTCCAAAGGCATGAAATCTTACTATATTAAACTTCTTCAATTTCTTTATTACCTTACCAATTTGTTCTTCATTTAACATACGTTTAGATAATATATCTCCATTCTTTTTATATGAAGGAATGAATTTACCTCCATGACTATAGAAAGCTTCTAGTTGAAAGGCATAGCATTTCTTACAAATAGTATCTGTTTTAGCTGCTTTAATACAAAAAGGATTCTTCATAGTAGATGTATTAATAGATACCATACCTTCCATTTTCTTCGTGTGTTTATCAGTTATAAATAACATATTATTCCTCCTTAATTTACCGGTTTAATTATGATATAGTCCCAATACCCTATATCATTTAATAGTTTAGATAATCTTTCTCTTAAATCTTTACGAAGAGCTTTATAATCTATCTCTTCTTTCTTCATTAATTCAATTACTTTTTCTATAGTAGTATCAAGACAGGGTTCATCTTTATACTTCTCTAATAGATCTTTAACAGCTTTTGTTTGTTCTGGTGTACCAAATATTATTTCTTTCATTGTATCTGTAAATCCTATTAATCCTTTTGTATAATTATGTGCTATTTCATTTACTAAATTCCATATAATAAGATAGGATAATATTAACTGATTTTCTTTAATTGTAAAATCTGTAGGCATATGTACATATGCACCATTGAAATAGAATGGATTATTTAATCCCATACCATTAATACCAACTGCTGTACTCCACAATCCATATATCAGTTCACTAGGAAAATTACTAAATGATATATCTTTTTTAACATTATCCTTGTTAACTTTTGAACCTCCAGATGTGGGTGAAATATGAAAAATGGGTGGTTGTGATACATTAAATGTTTCTCTATGTGCTATTGTTAAATCACCTAAATTTCCATCTCTTTCATCATATTTCCATCCATCTTTTAAATGAAATCCTTCTTTCAATTTTATTTCTTTATCATTATAATTAAATTTTAAATTAATATGTTTTGTATTACCACAAAATTTCCATATTGTTAATACAATAGGTTTTTCTTTATTAACAGAATTAAATTCATCACCTTTGATTATTTCACCCTCTAAAAATGTAAAATTATCAAGAAGTTCTTTTAATACTTTATTATATCTTTTACGTCCACACATAATATCAAATGGACTAAAAAAGGCTAAATAGCCTTTTCCTAATTTTTTAATTAATTCTATCTGCTGACCTATTGCAGGAAGAACCAAATCACCTTTACCATACTTAAGTAATTCATCACGATATTTAATTTCTATTTTTCGTGATTCGCCTTTTTTAAGATCCCCATCTGAAAATCTTGTTGTTGCAGAAGTACCAAAAGGAGGATTAGAATAAACCAATAAATTATCAGAAGGTTCGATTTCCCATCTCTTAATCAATTCTTCTGCACTATAATCCATAACATCAATAGTATCAAATTTTATATCCTGTCCTTCAAAAGATAATTTAGCTACTTCAATATCTTCTTTAGATATATCATTAGCTATCATTTTAGTTCCTATAAAAGGAAGAAGTAAAGAACCTGTACCTGCATAAGGTTCTACTATTAGAGAAGGTTCTACATATTTTCTTATAATATCTGCTACTTTATCTGATAGTTTAGGTTGGGTATAGAATTTACCCAGTTTTCTTCTGTCACCTATTTTTTGATATTCATCCAGATGAGCAGATAAATTAGTTAAGTCATGAGGAGTTATTCTTAATGCCTTAACAAAGGATTCATCAACTGGTTTAATAGGTTTAGATTTTACTATGCTTCCATCAATATTATCCTGAATACCCCCCTTTTTAAGAACACTTATATCTCCTTTATTATTATATACATCAGATATTTTAGATATCAATTCTCTTATTTCAATATCATATTTTTCTAGTCGAGACATAATATAAAATATATTAGTAGGAGATATAAATATATATGGAACTTCAAAATCTAAAGGAGTATCATAATGATTTATATGAATAGGCTGTCCTAATATTTGTAGAGCTTCTGCATTAAAACTTTTTGGAACCATAGAAGGAGCTAACTTTCCTGTTGAATCTATTTTCTGATAGAAAGCTTTTAATATCATCCAATTAGGTACTTTATAAAAACTTATCTCATTTGGAGTAGCCAATCCAAACATTTGAGGAATGAAGTTAAGTTCACTTCCATTACCATATTCTCTTACTGCTCCATATAACAATTGAGCAGCAGCAAATTCATCTTTAACTTTAACTTCTATATAAATATTATAGAAATCATCTAGTACATCACAAAAGAAACTAGATGAACCTATTCTAAATGTATACTTATCATTAGATATTTTTCTAGCTATCTTTCTTTGTAAGTCTCTTTCATCATCATAATTTATTTTCATTATTCCTCCATTAGATATTTAAATTTATTAAATAGTTTATCTGGTAAATAACTTACCAAATTAAATATAGGTACAAACTTTAACATCTCTTCTATTGAATCAACATCTCCACCTTCAATATCATATTGAATTTGTTTAAGTACAACATCTATTAATTCTTGATGATCGGGTCTATTTATAATATCAATTTCTTTCATATTTCCTCCTTAATTTTATTAATAATTAATATAATTTATAATACTTTTGATTCATACCAATGAATTTCATAATCAGAATCCCAAGTATATTCGTCATAATATTCATGATGTTCTATTTTTTTATCAACCATTTTAAGATATTTTATTCCTTGATCTTTAAATTGTTTTTTAATAAAATTTCTTGCTTTTCTTTCTGTTGAAAATATAATAGGATCTTCAACAATTCCTTGAAATGTATATAAAATAACTTGTACTTTCATATTTCCTCCTTAATTTTAAAACTCAAAAAGATCCTGCATATAAATGCAGGATTAATTTCAGTCTTAATTATCGCCATCCGAAATGATTACCTTCAGAATCTACTCCAAACATACAACCAGGTCCATTCCCTTCTGAATCTTGTGATGGATATATAATAGTACCATCTACAAGTTCTATTACTATGGGTCGAGTCCCTGTCCAATACTCTTTCCTCATCTCTTTAGCAGTCATAGGACGAATAGCTTTAATTTCTTTACAGCTCATTTTTATCATTAGTCTTTTACCTCCTTATCATTACTAAAAAACATAAAGAATTTATTACCATCTGTATGAGTATCAACCATAATCATTGTATATTTATCACCACGATAGATATGTTTCTTATAAAACCTTTGAGTATAAATTTGAAATGAATAACAGTGACCATCTTCTTCATTAATAGTTATATCTTCTATTTCGTCACCACATACTACTTCCTTATTATTCTTAATTTTCCAAAACATATCTATATGTTGAAAATCTGGTGCTAATACAACCCAATCCTCCACAAAACCAACATGATCATATAAATCTTGTAAAGCTCTTTTATAATTATTAATTATACTCATTATAAATATCTCCTATATATGACAATCTACGACAGTAATAAGTGTATCATCATCTACACTATCAAGAAGATCTGCTTGTTGCTTAAACCATTCTTTCTCATCAACTTCGTTAGTAGATATTCCCCACCAACCCATTGTACCTCTTTCATACCATTCACCATTAATAAGTACAGCATAGAAAGATACAGCAGAGTTTTTAGCATGTTCAATATATGTTTCTTTAGTACATTGATAATCCTCAAGTCGCATCCGACTTAATATTTGATAGTCTTTTTCTGAATAATTCTTTTTATTTGCTTCAATTTCCTTTTTAATCTTATTACACTTTTTAATGGCTGGTTGATTATGATATAATTCCCTAGCTTGATTGATATCTTTTTTAACTGCTTCATCTTCCCTTACTTCTTTCCATGACCTTTTAATCTTCGGAATCTTACCACCAAAAGCTTTTTCAATAAGTTCATATTCCTTTTTAGCTCTATTACCAGCATCCTTTTTCATACCAGAAAAATCAATATCCTCTTTATAAGCTTGATCTACCCAACCCTCACGATCAGATTCACCTGAATTGGTCCAACTTTTATGACCCATACTTCCATTCTTACCCTTTTTAAGTTTGAGCGAACCAGACCAACGACCACCTATTGAATACCAATCCCATTTAGAATTGGGATTACACATATATCCATACCTTTTCTTTACAATATTACGTTTCTCAAATCCACAATAATCTTTCATATACTCTTCAAAGGTAGGATATAGTTCATTATATTTAACTTTAATCTTTTTAGATCCTTTAGGATATAAGATATCAGTTGAATCTTTCTTAAAACGATCATCCCACGGATCAAACAAACTTCCATCTGCAAGTTTAATCTTATCTGCCTTTTCTGTTGTATACTTCTTTAGATATTCATCTTCTACATCTTCAAATTCCAAGAATTCTCCTTCTGTTGTTTGCTCATTAAATGGAGCAAGTTGTTCATCTATATCATCGCCAATAATTAATACAGTAAAATGTGAAATTTTGGGTTCCTCCCATTAATAATTATAAATTTTTACTTGACATTTTTTATACATTTTGTTATACTTGTATTAGGAGAATAATCTTATGTACACCAGAAAATGCCCAAACTGTAATAAAATAATTAATTATACATTTAAAAGATCATTAGATAGAGCTAATAAAAGAAATGCTATTTGTAGACATTGTTTTGAAAATAAACCACAATTATTAACTCGTTTATGTCCTCAATGTAATAAAGAAATTAAACATAAACACCATTGGGTTAGAAATAAACTTGATAAAGAACAAAGACTTTGTAAAGAATGTTCTAATAAAAATAAAACTTTATCTTTACAAAATAAATGGAGTAAAGATTTTGATTGTTGTATTCATTGTGGTACAACTATTAAAAAGCATAGAGCAGAAGGAATGTGTGACCAATGTTATAATAGATATAGTATTAAAAGAAGAATTGATATTATGTATGCTAGAGCTAAACGAAGATCTAAAGATTTTAACAGAACTATTTGTTCTAAAAATGATTTCATAGTTCATGCATATAATAATATTAATATTATAAAAGAACTCCATTCAAATTGGATCGATTCTGGCTTCAGTAATACTATGGTTCCTTCTGTTGATAGAATTAATAATGATTTAGGATATTTTCCAAATAATATTCAGTTCATTACTAAATCAGATAATTGTAAAAAAAGAAATCATTAATCTCCTTTATTTTATTTAACCAAAGTTTACCCAATTAGCATGAACAGGAAATAGATTAGCATCAGATAAAGTTTTACCAATATCTGTATATTTCCTTTCATATAAAACTTCTTCATCAAATACAAAATAATACCCATCTTCTAGATCATCATATCTATCACCAGATTCATCAGAATATCTAAATATAGTAATATAAAATACAGTATCATTAATTGAAGCTTCTATATCTTTTTGTTCATCTGCATAATACTGAATAACTTGCTCTATTTCATCCCAATATTCTTCATCTGATAAACCATTATTATTAATATGATCCCATTCTTCTTTTGTATAAACTTCTTTTACATCATCTTCATCAAAATGAATATTAAGTTTATTAAAATATTCTAGTGTAGCAGGTAATACATAAGCATTACAAGCAGCATATCCCATTCCCATATTAATCCTCCCAATTAAATTGTTTTAGTTCATCATATTGAGGACCATCACAATCGAAATTAATCCATTTACATTTAAGACTTTTAGCTATATCAAATATATTAATAAATTCATCAGTATAGCCATCTCTTTTTAAAGTTTTACGTGTATCTACATCTACACCAATATAAACTCTCCAACCAAAAGGAGTTGGATCTGCTGAAACATAAGAACTATTATCATTAGATTCATCTAATAGTTTACTATCTTCTATAGATATGTGTACAGTAGATACTACAAGATGTTTTTCTATTTCTGGATTCTTTATATTAATCATCTATATCCTCCTCTAAATCAGGATGATTATAATCTAATAGAACTACATTACAAGTAATACATTCAATAGTTATATTTTCTGGCTCTTCTACATCACCATAACAAACACATTCTATTTCATGTCCTATATGATTAAGCAATTTTTTATAATTATTTTTATTTAAATCCAATGCCATTTTATTTACTCCTTTTTTATAAAATATTTATAATTTTTTACATTTAATATTATTTATCTTCTTCATAATTCATATGTTCTATATGATAAACTCCTACAAAAGCTACTGCTTTATTTATATATTTGAATTTTTCATCAAAGTTATTATTAAAATATGCTAATGCCCATACTTCGGGTTCGATACCCTCTTCATCGGGTGTATCTATAGTAACAATCTCCCATGTTTTATCTTGAAAACCAACATATAATTCTACACAATACATTATATTCCTCCTATTTTATTTTGGATAGATTAGCTATAGTAGTAAGAAATTCTATAGATATTTTATTTATTTTAGTTTGAGTTAAGTCAGAACTTGTTTTTAATCCTTTAATCATTCCTGTCGATATAGCATGAATTCTAGATAATCTATTAATATATTCTTTACCAAATATTTCTTTAAACATTCTATTCCTCCTTATATCGTAATAAAATTTAAAATAAATGATTTCATTGAAAGAAGTATTCCTCTTTTAGCAACATCAAAATAAAAATATTGTTCTGATTTCATATTAGGAAGATTATATTTAACATGCCAAACACCTCTATTTTTAAAATTTAGTTCTGTAGATTTTACATACTTCAATGTACCTATACAAATATCTCCACATAAACATTTATATGAATTTGTTTCAATCTTTTTTAAAACAATTGTTTTTAATTTCATATATTCTCCTTAATATTATTTATTTTATTCTGCAGCCAATCCAAAAAAGAAATATCCTTTAACTCCTTTTTGACCTTTAAATCCTCTTGATACTTTTAATTTAGTAAGAGCTACCCCAGTAACTTCTATACCAATACACTCTCTTTTATCTATCTTATCAAATTCTTTATCTAACCATTTAATGAATTTAGCAGACCCAAATCTAGGATGGTCTTTAACCAATGCAAAACCAACTGTAGTAGATATAGTTCCATTATATCCATCTTGGGTACCAGCATATTCTTCTGCTCGTCTACAAGCAGTTCTATATGCTTCATTCATATCTTTATATTTACCTATTTCAAATTGTTTAAATGAACAAGCTCCCATAATTATTCATCCTCTTTAGTTAAAGATTTATTACATAATTCACAAGTATATTTAGTATCCTCGTAATAAGGATGAGGACAATTTACATTTCCTTCCCAATCTTCAAACTCAGCTTTATTATCTTCAACTTCTTTTTTAAAATTATCAATACCATCTATCCAACAATCTTTACAATAATCTAAAGGATTATTATCCATATCATATATTCTTGGCATTATATTTCTCCTATTATTTTAACCTTATTGGCCAATAGAACACCAGGATTACCTCTTGGTTTCTTATGCCAATCTGTAGCATTACACATAATAATAGTTTTATTACTTTTATCTTTAAATCTATTCAAATATTTCCGACAAAGTTCTTCTGTTTGTATAACATGAATACCACTAAGATATATCTTTTTCTTATTAGTTTTCTTATCATAAGATTCATAGACCATTTTCTTTTTAGCAATAAGAATAGATCCATTAGTAAACATATTCTTTCTTTCATGGAATAGATATTTATATTTATTAGTATCAACTTTTTCTACAATTTTATATGTAATCATTTATCCTCCTCTATTATAGAATTCCATTTTCCTATTTCATCAAACCAATAATCATATATTACTGACTCATTTTCTATAAAAAAATTTTCTATTGTATCTTCTCCATAAGATATAATTAATTTATTAACTATATTAGTAAGCATATTATTAATTGTATTATTTTTTGAGTTCATGTAAATCTTTCCTTACATACTTAATTTTTGTTAGTGACCAATCATCAGAATTAGGATAACAAGTTTCTATACATGACATTGCTTCTCTATCTGCATCATGTTCTGTTCTGTCTTTTATAATCCAAGAAGCTATCATTTTATTATTTTTATTATAAACTCTAACTTCCCAATTAAACAATTTTTCAAATGATTTATTCATTATCTATCTCTCTTAAATATAAATATCAATCACATCCCAATTAATACCTATAGTAGCATCATGATGTTTTTCAATATCAGCTAGTATTTCTCTTGCTTTTTTCTTTCCTATTTTAATACCCCTTTCTTTTGCTCTATCAATAATATCTTCAATACCCCAAGTAATAAATATCTCATCATTAGTATTAATAATTTTTAAAGCTTCATCAATTTTACCATCTTTAAGTAATTCAATTGTTCTATTTATTGTATATGACATATTAATTCACCCAATCCTCTATAGTATTTAATCTTTTACATTCTTTTACTAATCCATCATAAACTTCTTCTGTTAAAAGCATAACCTTTTCTATTTTAGGCATTTTATCTCCAGCATCTGCATCATCATAATCAAATAGATGCAATTCTATTTCTGTGTCAGATAGTATTTGTTGTATTGTTCCACCACCTATTACGACAACTACACGATTCATATTAACCTCCTATAATAAAGATAAAAAAGCCCTGTACTTGACAGGGTAATTTTATCCTTGTTATCGGCAATTCTTTTTACATCGTTTATCTAACTTATCCATAGCATCCCTAGTAGCTTCTTTAAAAGGATATTTAGCATAAAGTCTTACAGGATAATATTTATCTCCTTTATTCTTTTCCATTGATTTAAATCTATCCTTCTTTGGAAGAGGTGCTTTATTAAATCCTTTATATACTTCCAATACTTTATTATCTAAATCAAGTACATATGCCCACTCACAAAACAAAGAATCTGCAGCAAAATCAATACTATCTTGTAATTCTCTTACTCCTCCATCTTGAATATATGATAGAATATCTCCACCACATTCTCTAACAAGATGAGGCCATTTAGCTGCAAATTTATCTGATATATCCATATTTACCCATTCTGATTTTGGATCAGCACCAACAGATACATATCTTCTTTGAATTTCTTTGGATGATATAAATTTACATTCTTTAAGAGCTTTCTTAAATTTTGTAAGTTTCATTTCATTCTGAATAAAATCACAAATGATAATACCCTGACCAGTAGGATAACCATCCCATTGACCATACTGAGCTACTTTATATTCTCCTTTTAATACTACTGCAATCAAATGTCTTGTACCCATTATTTATCTCCTATAATTGTTTACTATATTCTTTAAGAAATTCACCATCAGATAAATTATAACAATATTTACATACATTAAATTTACCATGAAGTTCTTGATCTATATTTCTAAAATCCTTAACAATAGCTTCTTTACGTCTACAACATTCACATATCATTTTATTTAATCCTCCCTAATTCAAATGCTAAAATGGATGCTTGTATAAACTGCCATTCATTTTTAGTATATTCTTCATCACTCCATTTAAGATATTCCATAATATCTTTAATATTAATATTATTATTTATTAAATAAATAATTAAATCGGGTTCGATTCTCCTTTCTGGTCCATTTATACCCAATCCTTCAAAGAATTCTATTGGACAAAAATTATATAATGATTCTAATAAATCATTATTATCTTTTTTATAAAATATATTTAAAAATACTATTAATTTATGTACATTAGGAAAAGTACAAGTATGACTATCTTTACTATCATATCTTCCATAATAATCATCAGAATAATAATAAGTAATATAATCAGTACAAAATTTACAACACCCTTTACCCTCTCCTAATTTATTAGATTTATATGGACAATCTGTTCCATCAATATAATCAAGTTCATTATAATAATTATAACTATCTCCATAATCAGTTTTTTTATAAATGTACATCTGCTTTATTCTCCTTCTTCAATAATACAGTTAATCTCTTAGCAGAAGATGTATTATACATTTCTTCACTAATATTATGATTAAATTTATATATACAAGGAAGACATAAACGTGCATACTTCTTGTCTGGTGTTGTTCCATTCCAAATATATGGGATATAAATAATAATTAAAGCCCATACATTTATAGGAATTAATTCCTGACAACAAGAACATTTAGTATTTTCATATTTTATTGGGGCAGTAAAATGCCAACCTCTTCCAGAGGATTCCTCTTTATCTAATAGATTACCAAAGTATTTAAGACAATGCATACATATATGATCATAAGCATTAGTCATATATGGTTCATCTTTAATAATTGGTTTCTTACAATTACTACATTTTTTCATTCGTCTATTGATTTCTTCATGCATATAATTATCCCTTAATTAAGATAAAAATGCCTAGATAAGAATCTATCTAGGCTAATTTAATTCAATTAATATTTATAAATCTTTCTTTCGTTGTACATCATCACAAAATATTAACCAATTATCTCTTCCACCACAACGTTCCATTGTTTGCCAGAATACTTCTTTCTCGTTATCAAAATCTATATATCCAGCAGTTTTTAAAGCATCTCTGGCAGTATATTTATATTGATCATCATATCCATAGTTAAAAGGAACATGAGCTACAAGTTTATTATCAATATATACTTTAACACTATGATATGTATTACCAGCCCTTTTATCAAACCATCGTTTAGCTTTTATAATATACATAATATTAATATCCTTCTTTAAATTTAGAAAGTGCTCCAGATACTACCAATTTAATTTTCAATTCATTCCATTCATCTTCTTTTGTAATAGGAATAGTAAGAATAGTTTTAAATCGTTGTTTCTTTCCATATGAAACTTCTTTAACAATTAATTCATCTGGAGTAACTTCATACAAAAATTCTATATCTCCATGAATTCCATTAGATATTCCATTAGATAAACAACCCATATCTACTATATTATAATAATCATATCCTCTGGATTTAATCATATGATGCATACACCATGCTGCTGCATAAGAAGTATCACTTAATCCTCTATTTCTTTGAAATGCAAATAGAAAAGGAATAAGATAAGGAAGGATACCAGAAGGATATCCATCCATATGAAAATATAGTATATAATCTGGTTTCTTTTGAATACCATCTTTTATCAATCTACCAGTTTCATCTTTTTTTGTTTTATAATTATGAAATGTTACATGACTTCTTGTTGACATTATTTAACTCCTTTCTTATGTCTATAATTATTTTCTAAATCTTCTATTAGTTCATACATCTTTTTTGCTTCTTGAGGATTTTGTGATTCTATGCTAACTGCTTTCCAAAAGAAATCATTTATCTCTTTATAAGGACGACCCCTTTCATTGTTCATTTTGTTTTCTCCACAAGAAATTTATTTTTTATATCTTTCATGGTTTTTTTATACCAAATATTTGTAAGAAGTCTTTTTTTAGAATATGGTATTTTACTATAATCATTATCATCTTCTCCATTACACTCACCATGAGTCTTTCTATAAGGACACATAGTACAATCAGAATTATATCTACTTGTACTAAAAAATACACAGAAAGGACAAACTGTTGGTCCGAGTTCTTCTTCACCCATAGTAACATTTTTATATATTATATTCCAAGCTCTTTTAGCCTTCCTAACACCAATAGTTAACATATATTTATGATCTGCTTCTATATAATATCTTTTAATACGTAGTTTGTTTCTCTTTTTTTTCATTAACTCATCAAGACATAATGCATATACATTTGGTTCTTTCATACATCCTCCTTATTTAAGTCCTTAATTTTCATCTCCAAATCTTTAGCTTCTATATATTCTATATCATAGTTATGTAATGATTTAATCTTTAGTTTATATAATTCTCCTAAAAGATTAGTATTATATTTTGTATTTTCAATAACTTCTCTTATAAAAATATAATTAATATTTCTATCTGTTACCATATGTAATATTTTTTTGTTATCTATCTTAATATAAAAATATGTACCTATTTTTAAGGTCTTTGCTAAATATTTTCTTTTATTAATTATTTCCCACATCTTCTTTCTCCATTCAATAGCATAGTTAGATTCAGTTGGAGTAAGAAGTTTCATTATTCTTTCTGGACAGTTATACATACCAGGTCCGCAAGACTCATCCATATCTTTATAACCAAAATTATAATAACCTCTATTAAATCTAACTAGATAAGTAGCAGCGAATACATACTCTTTATTAGATTCAATATCTTGATATTTTATAGCTGCATAAGCCTCTTGTCTATTTACTAATGATGAATCAAGTACAGTAAATTTAATATTTTCACTATCAGTTCTAAATTGCTTTTCAAAAAATTCTTGAATTGTTTTCCAATTTTTATAATAATAAGTCCAACCCATAGTTACCTCCTGTTTTATTTACTATAATAGTATAATCTTCTATAGTAGTATCAAGTATATCAGCATGACCTGTCTTATCAATAATATTATAATCCAATTCTTGGATAACCTCTTCAATTTCTGTACCTTCATCTACTATTGCAATAACTTTAATATCAAGATGAAAATAAACTTTTCTACTTGCCATGATTACCTCTCAAATCCTATTAAAATAGGTATATATAATGTAAGTATAGTACCTAATAATGCACCACATACATAAGCTATTCGATCATATCCATTAGCAATGGATAAGTCTTTAACATTATAAGTCCATATTATGGATATAAAAGAACTTATAATTATAGCTCCTATATACATCTTATGTGATATAAGCCATATATTGGCTGTAGTTAAAGATACTATACCAAAAGCTCTTATAAATATAAATAATCTTTTCATGTATCCTCCTTAATTAATTTAAAGAAAAGCCCCTCCGAAGAGGGGCATGATTTCAAATCAATTATGATTTTACTACTACAAGTTTATTTGTAGATACATAATATACAACATCTTTTATTTGTTCAGATGAAAGATATTTCTCTGCCATCTTTACAGATACACCAATAGAATCTTGAAATTGTTTAGGTGTAACTGATTTCTTATACAAATTAATATCAATCTTACGAAGATCATTCTTTGATGTTATCAAAGAAAATCTACCTTGTTTTTGTATATCCTTAAATTTGATATAAGTAAGTAGTTTAATTCTTTCTTTCTTGAATTCGATAAGTTTCTTATCAATCTCATACAACTGTTTAAGATAATTTTTTTCAAACATAAATGTCCTCGATTCTTAGTTCTGTTTTACAAACAGAACAATAATATATTTTTTCTAACTTTTTTGTAATTGTTCCATCAAGATTTGTTTCCTCTAATACAATTACTTGATTAGGATATTCACATTCAGAACAATTAGCAATCTCTTTAACATATTTTATCATTTAAGTTACCTTTTATTTCTTTTACTACACCATTAATAAATATATTATTGGTGTTATTATATTAAATTTATTTAACAAACTTTTATATGTTTCCAAGTTTTATTTGCTCTTATTCATTATTTGTTTTATAATCAACATATCTTTTTAATTTTTCTATTTCACGCTGAGTCCATACTTTTTTCATTCTATTCTCCTAACTTTTTATTTCAATAATTCCTTTATTCCATTTAGGTACATATCTTTTATCATAATATCCTGCTAAAATAAACATGGTATTTATACAGGGTTTGTTTGGATATATTGACATTGCATCTGTAAAAGTAAACAACAAATTATTTGTTTTATTATATCTCTTTTCTTTTATATAATCATATAAGACTTCGTGTGAAGTTCCTCCACCACCATGTATTTTAATATTCATAATTTTTGATACATTACCATTTTTAATTAGGTAATCATCATGTACTTTTGCATCGTGTGTAATAACACGCATTTCAGCACCGGGAAAAGACCTAGCTAAAGATATAATCCCTGTCATAAAGATAGATAAAGTATGAGGATCAACAGATCCAGAAGTATCTATAGCTATTAATACAACTGGATGTTCACCAACAACAGATGGTAAATATAGTTTCTGACTTATATATTTACGATTAGGTTTAGACCATACAAAATCCTGTGGCATACTTCTTTGTATTTGTCTTGAAAGAATAGCATACCAATTAATATAATTCTTATTATATATCTCAAATTCTCTTCCCAATCCAGCAGGAATCTTTCCTCTTTGCTTGGCATAATTATATGCAGTTGAATTGATCCTATCCCAATCCTTCTCTGTAGTAGATGGTTGTGGGTTCGATTTCCCCTTTTCACTTCCTTTGCTATCCTGTAGTTCTTTATCTACATCTGATTCCTTTTTATCAAATTCATGAGTATCTAATCCTTCGGATTCTTCTTTAGGAACATATACCTCCAGATTACCAGTTTGTTTACCTTTACTCTTTGAACCCCCATCTTCACTTTCTTCTCCTTCTCCTTCTCCTTCCCCTTCTTTGTCTGACTTCTCTCCATCACCAGAAGATTTATTACCTTTCTTTTTCTTTTGTTGTTCCTTTTGCTTATCAAATAATCCTTTCTTTAAATCTTCATAGATCTCTTCTGAACTCTTTTTACTAATATCAGTTATAGTAACACCAGCAAATTCATATGTATCATTCTTTGGTACACATATCTTCTCTGGTGGGATTAAACCACTATTAACTAATATGTTATTATCAACAAGATCAATAGCTATATTCCATAAAGAAAAATATATCTTTGAGTAAAAAGATAGTTCCTTTCCTATTGGTATAACATTATTATGAGTTAAAGATACTATACCAGTTTTATAATCAATAATATAATCTACATCTTCTTTATAAATTGTATTAGTTAAATCATCTGCAACTACCATATGATTCTTACTAGGAATAAATTTTAATGTAATAAAGCTATTAGTTTTATTAGGAAATATATATTTATCTGGTTCAGTTATAGCAGATAAAGTAATTGTTCTACCTTTACCTCTCTCATGATGTTTTAAAGCTAGATGTTCTCCTTCATGAGCTAAAGCAAATACTAACTCATCATCATTTAAAGATAATATAAATGATGGATTATAATATAGATTTCCATATCTATCTATAGCCAATGTTCTTTCCGTAGCCCTTTCTATTATAGTTAAGTGTTCAACTATATAGGAGAAGTATGGCATACGGGAATACATTCTTATTTTGGCTCTACTTATTTTCTCTCTAGGTGTTAGTGCCATTGAATCCTCCTTGTATTAAATAAATTAATTGTTCTGCTAAACTATATATAGATAGATTCTGTTGTAAAAATTCAATTAAACTTTTTCCATCTATAAATAAATAACATGAATTAGGTCTTGTAAATAAACAATTTTTACAATTAAGGTTATGAATTCCAAGACAAGTTGGTTGACCAAGTACTTTATTATTTAATATTAAATACATTTGTATAAAATTTTTATAATTCTTTTTTAGCATCATATTAATTCCCTTACTTTTAGTCTTAGGATAGAAAGTAGAGGGAGCAATTGCTCCCTCTCTAATCTATATTAAGCAGCCCCAAGAAGTTTTATATATTTTTCAGATGCTTTACCAACCAACTTAGCAGCAGTTTTAATTTCTAGTAAATCTATTAGCATATTTGGAGTAACTTCAATAGCATTACGAAGAAGTAATACTGCATGTTCATCATCAAATTGAAAGATAATTTCAAGTAATGCTTCAGCTGATTCCTTATCTTTCAATTTCTCATAATAACTAGAGATAGCAGCTATAAGAGCATACTTTTCTGATGTTTCAGTAGGAACATCAACATGCCTTGTTTTATATATCTTAGCTATATCATATGTTTTTGACATACGTACAAAGTCAATAACATTCTTACCTATACTTGCACCAACAAATGAACCAATAAACATCTCTAACATAGGATAGTTTGATTCTATAAACTCAATGCCATCTATCTGTTTAGATGCTTTCTCCCATGTTCTTGGTGTAGCTATAACTGTAAGATCTTCTTCAATACTATCAGGATTATAATTATGTAATAGATCATCTCTAAACATTAAAAAGTATTGAATATACTTATTAATATTATGAGTGGATGCATAATCTTCAATCCAACCAGTTCTTTCAGGATGACCATAGTTAGATACAAGAGGGATCATGAGTTCAACATGAGCTACCCTATTCTTCAATGGCATATCCATTTCATTAACACCAGCCCTATCTGTCATAGTATTACCTGCACCTATAACCAAGAATCCTTCAGGTACATAGTAATCACCAAGCTTCCTTTCTTCCAACAACTGATACATATTCTTTTGTACCGCAGGAAAAGCACCATTACCTTCATCAAAGAATATGATACCTAATCCTTTCATGGGAAGCAAATCTGTAGTAAAATACTCTGCTGTCTTCCTTTCATAGTTAGGAACCATTAAACCTTTAATTTCACCAACATCAAATTGATGAAGAGGAATAACAATAACAGCAAAAGTATCATCAGAACAATCCTTTGCAGACCGAACAAACTTGAGGCCATGTTTCTCTGCATAAGCCCTACCAAATGCTTCTATGATAGATGATTTACCTACACCAAATGTACCATGAACCCACATTGGTAGTTTAGTTGTAAAACATCTGTCAACAATCATAGTTAATTGTTTATGACTAACTTGTATTACATCTTTCATTTAGTTCTCCTATTATAATATGGACTAATTAAATAGTCAATAAAATTGGCTAAAGAATATCTTTAGCCAATAGAATTCACTACTTAATACTATTCTTTTTCTTTCTTTTTATCTCCCTATCATATGCTTTATGCCATTTATTAATCAAATCTAATTCAGCAACAAAATGAACACTTTCATAAACTGAAGGACCAAAATCTTTATAACCATGATATTTAATATAATTCCTCAATCGCATAGTTATATGTGGCATATCATTAAATACTTTTGTTATTGTTTGTAATGTCCAACCAGCTATAGTATCAGTTTGTTTCTCTTCAAGATCTATATCTAATGGTTTAAATTTATTAAAAAACATTATTATATCCTTATTATAAAATTATACACTTTATTTAATCTGTCTATTATTGTTTGAACATATTCTGCTTCATCTAATATTTCTTCAGGATTATTAATAAAGAGAGTAAGTTCAGTAATACATATAGATAATTCTTGAGCCAACGATTCTTGTTTGTTTAAAGTAATACTATTTCTTTTTGGGTTTTTTCTTCTCATCTTTCTTTTTTTCCTCTTTAAAAAGATAATCAATAGCTTTTTCAGCTAGAGAAGATGCTGATAGAAGAATTTCTGGTTCAGCATCAAGAGTTTGCATCCATTTATCTACATGAAATGCAGATGATTTAGGTACGTCCATACCAAAGATATGACAAAGACCAGCAGAACCAATCTCTACTACCAATTGCTCTTTAGAATAATCCTCATCTTTTGTATCATTATCTTTATATCGTTTTAATATAGTAGGCATACCAGTTGCTGATATAATTTCTTTAAAAAGATCAATATAATAATTATTCTCTGATACAAATCTAGTAATCAAAGGTATTGTAATTGTATTATCTAATACATTATAATAGGTTCGATTCCCTCCTTCAACCTTTTTGATACCAAATTTATTAAGAACTCGTTCAATGAATTGATCTGCAGATTCATTTCTCTTATTCTTTGATAGTTTATCTACAGACAATTCTTTTACAGGCAATCCTTCTACATCAGTAATAGGATATACAGTAAAGGCACGATAAGTCCATCCCCAAAAACCTGTCCTCTTTTTATACTCCTCATCTGTTTCCCCTTTCCTTTTTGGTTTAGGAAACCAAGCCACAACTACATAAGGAGTAGCATTAGGTTTAAGAGTTGCATTATAATCCTTCTCTGCATTACTTTTAGTAATAAACAAATCACAAGGTACATAAGAAAGCAAAGGAACATTCCATCCACGATACGGTTTCAGTGTAGTATAATTCATCTTACGTTGCTCAATCCATTCTTTTTCTTGAAATGGAAGAACGATATCTTCATTAGATTCTTGTATACGTTTGGTAAGGATCTGTGCATTCATCCTCTTAATAACTTGCTCCAATGCTATTTGTACTTGTTGTCTACTCGTTGGCCCTTTATGAAGGGTTTCTCCTTCAGGAAGAGTAGTTCCTTTAGTTTCTTTTTCAATAGTTTCTACCATATTTATCTCCTTCTATTTTTAATTATATTAAAGGTAAATACATTTTATCTTTAACTTTAGCAACAATCTCTCGACACATTAATACACTAGCTTCATTACGCAAATCAAAATAATTATCAGGTAATTCAGCTGTTTGATGAATAAGTTCTACAACCATTCTCCAAAAAGCTTGTTGCAATGTCCTATGTTCATGTTGTAATTCTTCTTTAAATACTTTAGTAAGCATATGATCCGCACCATTAATTTTTCTAAACATATTTTTAACAATGTCTATACATTCTTGTTCTTCTTTTTTTTCGTCATACATGTTTCATCTCCTATTTTATTGAAATGTATTATTGTATCAAATGAACCATCTCCACCAGTACTTATAAAATGTGTATACTCTGATTGTTTTTCAAAGTATTTTGTTTTCTTTAAGAAAGGCATCCACTTCTCATCACTAGGTTCACCAGATGAAAACAAATAACATACATCACCAATGACTACTTTTCCAGTAGTATATAAAATAAATCTTTTTATAGCACACTCATGAATAAATACATCAACTTCATATTTTCCTGGTTTAAGTTTAACCAATTTACAACATCTTTTTGCAGTAGCTCCATAATAACCACCACAATATTTTATATAATCCAAATCAACAACACTTATATTACCCGCATCAACACCAAATACATCTTTAATAACTATATGATTTAAAAGTTTCATTGTATTGCCTCTTTTATTTGTACAAAATCAACACATTCTGAATAGTAACCATTAGATTCACCAAACCAAGTTATATCTACACTACCTTTATTAGTTCTAAACTTATAAAAGGTCCATGTACTGCTTTCAAAACTATCTTCTTCACTACCATCTTGACTTACTTCTTCAGCAGATATAATAGGTGAATCTATAAGATCCATTATATCTCCATGTATCTCTTTAATTTCAACAGATTCACAACAATCTTGTTCATGATACATACGATATTCAGATCCATCGTCACATCTAAATGTTAATTCATTAACATCTTGTATAATAGTTTTAATAACTTTTCCTATTAATTCAGTAAGTGATACAACATTTTTCATAATACTTTACTCCTCATAAGTAATCTAGAAAAGCTCCTCTCCTGCAGTAGAAGAGCTAAATTGGATTACTCATGAGTTCCTCCTTTTATATTTTAATAATTTTATATTCATGGTATATCTTGATAAGATTCAATTGTATTATTATTTGTATAGTTATTACCATTATTATCTTTCTTATTAATTAATGAATTAGTTATGATTTCTTTTTCATTCTCTTCTATAATCATTTGTTGTTTCATGGCCTCTTCTTTTTCTTTTTTAATACGTTGTTGTACTAACCATATTTGTACTCGTCTATTCCATTCCTTCTGTACAATTTCTGTTGATATACCTGTCACAAGATCAAATTGATTTATACTTTTAGGAAGATACAAATATTTAAGTTGAATAATAAAATTCTGAAAAATATTATTATTAGCTGGTATAATTTGAACAAGTAAATTAGTTTCTTTATTATAAATATAAGTATCATTTTGTACACCAATTACTTTTTCAATATAATTAAAAATAAATTTTCCAAAATCTGCTTCTTCAATAATCTTAGGATTATCAATTGTACTTTGTGAAAGAATATGTTCTTCAGAAAATTCTATATTAGCTGTTGCTCCATTATAATTTTCTTCAAATGAAAGTTTTTCATTTAACTGTTTTTGCATATGAAATATACCTACATTATATTTATATGTTTTATAAAAATATATCATGCAAGTACACATAAAAATTATTGTTATAAGTTTATAAGCTATAGTCGTTATTGACATAATTTTATTAATCGGATGCATAGATCCGAAATCAATTGCTTGTGCATTCATCTTGAGACCTCCATAAATAAATTATTAAGTTCAGTGATTAATTAAATCAAAGTACTTAAAAAAAAGCCCTCTATTACTAAAAGGGCTTAAGTTCAAATGCTCTGTTTAAATTTTATATATTTGATTTAAATTGATGTTCTGAAACTTTATTAAAAAATTCTTCTATTTCTTTTTGTGTAGATATTCTATAACACAATCTAGATTCAGGAAGATTGTTTCCAATGTTTCCATCTATTCTAATATGTCCACCTTGTTGATAACTTTTAAGAATAAGTGGTGTATTAAGAGGATAATTATGAGAATTAGGATTTTTAGTGGGTACTACAGAAATAAAAGGAATAATTGTACATGAATCTTTATATATAATTTTTTCTCCAATAACAATCGACAAAAAATCACAAGCAGCTTTTTGTTTACAACCAAAATTAACTTGTCCTTTATTAAAAAGATCTCCAATATCTTTTGCCAACTTTGACCTATCGTCTTTTAAATCTTCTCTAGCAGCGTACAATTCTGTTCTCTTTTTTATAATATTAATAATATTATCAAGAGACTCTTTTTTCATATAAGTTGCAAGTTCTTTTTGTGATAGTGACAAATCTTCATAAAATTTCACAGATTTTTTCATAATATATAATCTCCTATTAAAGTTTTATATTTGCAATAAATTCTTTTATTTCTTTTTCAGTAGCAGGTCGAATAAATTCTAACTTCGTTGTTAAACTATTACCAAGATTACCATCAAATGTAATACCATGCTGTCCAAATACTATTAGTGTTGGTTTATTCAAAGGATAATTATGACTATCTACTATTTTTTCTATGGGTACAATCATAGTAAAAGGTTTAAAAAAGTCAGTAGAACTAATATTAATAGGTTCATCCAAAACAATAGAAAAAAGTTCAGCAATTTGAGATTGTCTATTATCAAAATTATTAATATTTTTAAGAAAATTTTCAATCTCTAGTACTCGTTTACTTTTAGATATATTTTTTTCTTTTATATATCCTTTATATCCATTTTTAGCAGCCCATTTATAAGTGTTATTAATAATAATTTGATCCAAAGTAAGCTCTTTTTTAGGCATTTTAATCTCCATTTTTAAAAATATTTATCTATATATTTAAAATAGATAAGAATGCCCTCCTATAAATAGAAGGGCATATATTATTTATTTTAAATTAATACTTATTTTTTATATTCTTCAAAGAATTTATAAATTTCTTCTTTAGTAGCGGGTCGAATGGAGTTCTTTTGAACTGTCATATTATTTCCACTTATTCCATCACTTCTTATACCTATTTGACTACTATTACACATAAGAACAGGAAAATCCAAAGGATAATTATGTCCATTATCAGATATAAGAGGGACAATCATTACTCCTTTCTCAAAAGATACTTTCTTATTATCATTAATAATTATTTCTTCACCAATAATTAGGCTAATAATTTTAGCTAAATCTTCTTCTTTACCATTAAAATTGTTTGTTTTTAGACATTGTTCAATTTTAATTGCCTTCTCACTCTTAATCCTTTCTATGCAATAACCAGGATATTCATATTTTCCAGCCCATTTATTTGTACGTTCAAGTGTGATATCTTCAATTGATTTAATTTCACTTGATTTAATTTCACTTTTTGATTGTTCAACAATTTTTTTAGATACTTTTTTAGTCATAAAAATCTCCTTTTTAAATTAATTTAAAATATAATATCATTTGATAAATATACTTCAATATCCTTTTTATCACATTTGGAACATTGAGAATTTGGTATACAATCATAAACTTCAGCCCATTTATGATTACAATTAGGACATTTATACATATTAAGATATCCAATAAAAGAGGTTCGATTCCCCTCCATTATACACAACCCCCACAACAAACATAATACTCTGATAGCTTATCAGATACAGCTTTTTGTACCTCTTCACTATATTCTTTAGCATCCTCCTCATTCCAAATAAGTTCTCCTGATTCAACATGATCATTCCAATCATCATCAAACCATACAGAACCAGTAGAATGACAACAATACTTCTCTTGATATATTTCAATCCCATCCTTAATAATGGTTAAATTACCCATACAAGTACAAGGATATTCACCATCATATTCTACTTGTATCATATATTATCTCCTATTTAAAAAGACTATTAATAATTTTATATGTTTCTTTATACCATTTATATGATATTTTATTTATATTAGTAAAGTCGTTTTTATAACATATAGTTCTACTTCCTGTATATTGACACCCACTACATCCAAACTCCATCATAAGACAAAAAGGACACACAATAGTCTCTAAACCTTTAATATTTTTACTACTTTCTATAGTTTCTCCTATAGTTTTCCAAATCCGTTTAGATTCTTCTTTTGAAAGATTATTAATTGTTATTACATCATCAAGTGTATGATAATTAGGTTCTTCTAATATTCTTCCCTTTTCATATTGAAAGAGATTAATTTTTTTACTACTCATTATATTACTCCAATATCATATTTTATCTTATTACAATTAGAACATAAATATAAAAATACTACTTTTATATTGGGTATCTTTACTGTATATCTATATTGTAATTTGGTATTACAATTAGGACAATTCATTTTCCTTTAATACCTCTTTCAAAAGTTTAGTTATAGTTTCAACATTCGTATTAATATTTTTTAAAGTTGTATCAATAAACAATAGTTTAGTTTGTCTATCATGTTTCTTTTCTTCAATAGTTCTAGTATCATTAATCTTTTCAATAGTTTTTATAAACCATTCTTCAGACAAAGAATTTTTAATATCAGGATTTTCTTTTAATTGTTTTTGAAAATTTGAACTATTATCTGAACATTCTTTATTATTATGATGTTTCCTATACAAACATTTAATACAATCATACCCATAATATATACAAAATGGACAAGAGTTTGATTCAACACCAAAAAAATAAGCCTTATTTTTACAAATATGTTTCCAAACTTCTTCTGATTTAGTATTATTCCATTTTTTAATACATTCTTTATCTTTTGATATGAAATATGTTTTCCATAACATATCTCTTTTAGCTTCCATAAATTTAATAATTTTTTCTTTAGATGCGTTCATATAATCTCCTTATCATTTTATTTTAAATACCTAAAAAGTGGCTCCATAATTTAGAGCCGTAATTTAATTATTTAAAATTATAGCCTAACTAAAAAACTCTTATATCGTTTTAAATATTTATGTCTTTTCTGTTTCAAGTGTGGATAAAAATAACCACTAGGTCCACAATTATATGCAACAAAATGAGCATATTTTTCATTTACTCCTCTCTTTCGTAATTGTTTCTTAAAATCTTTTAATACCAAAGCTCCTGACATAACATTAACTGATATATCAAATATATTATTTGTATATGTTATATTATGTTTCTTCAATAATCGTTTAGCTGCAGTATATCGTTTTTTAAGATGTGGACTATTTTGTTGTACTAATCCATAATCATATGATTTATTATTATTAGGTCCACCTATTACATATATATCCATATCAGATTCAGTAAGTATAGTTGATAGCATCTTTTTATGATTAATACCTACATATTTTTCTACAGCTATAAGAACAATTGTTAATTTATTAACATTTTTTGGTGTCCATTGTTTAAGTATTCGTTTATTATCTCCTTCAAATTTATGTAATGCTTTGTATATATTTGATTTAACATATTCTCTATACGGTTTATTCATAGTAGAATAAGCACTTGTTTGTACAAATAAACATACAAAGCATATAAGAAATATGATTTTCTTAATCATGTTAATCTCCTTTAATTATCATTAAATTTATCTCCATATTCTAATAAAACTGTTAATATTTCAGCATTATTAAAATCTTTTAAAGCTTCTTTAATAAAATATTTTTTTTGAGAACCAAAAGCAGTCCCATCATAAGCAGGCTGACATTGTTTTCGTATATAACACTCACTACAATATATATGTCCAAAAGCATAAAAAGGATTACATCTTTCAAAAGTTTTTATACTTAATAAGGCAACTAATTGTTTCTTTCTTAAATCATCCATAATAATCTCCAATTAAGTATTTAAGGATCGACTCTCCATTCAAGAGAGTCTTACCTTAATTATTTAATCTTCTTCTTTATATGCTTCTTCATTAAGTTCATTATCAATATCTTTTTCTTTTCTATTATCAGGTATTCCCATCATTGTAGAAAAGGCAGCACATAAAGCTACAACAATAATAACTATACCTTGACTACTAAAAGCAGATATAGCTATTAATGAAACCCAAGGTATCGCATAAATAATAATTTGTTTTATAGTTATATCTTCACTATCAATTTTCATATTCTATTCTCCTAAATCTAATTAATCAGTACTCAATTCACCAACATCCAATTTACTTTTTACTTGATTAACAAATAATTGCAATGTTTCATTTGAAAGGTGTCTTGATCCTATATACATAAAATAATGAGAACATTCTTCTTTACAATATGTATTATTTCTATTTTTTGCATAATCACAATTTTCACATCGAATAGAACCATAATTACTACGTTTAGCTTTTATACAAAAACAACAACTACTGGACTTATAATCTTTTGCAAACTTATAAAAAATATTATTATATAGTTCATTATAAACTTCTTTAGCTTCTTCATCAGACCATTGCATTATAGCTTTTTCATCTTCTTCAGTATGATATTTAGAATCATTTATATAATCTGATTTCATTTTCTGGATAAGAATTAACAATCTTTGATATAATTTATAACCTGATTTTATAATTTCAGATTCTTTTTCAATAACACTAAATCCTTGTCTATTAAGTTCATCTTCTATAATACTATTCATATTAGAACAAACTATATTTGGTGCTACTTCTGGATTATATTTTTTATTATGCAAAGAATTAAATTTATAATCTTTATCTTTTATGATCAAATCCATTAACTCAGAATGATTACACAAATGAAAAAACAATCTAGCTTCTGATACAGTTTGAATTGTAAATTCAATATTAAAAGGTGTAAATTCTTTTTTGATTTCATCTTTTTTAATGGTTGCTTTCATTATATATCTTCCTTAATAGGATATTTTTTATTTATTTTGTGTATCCAAGTACATAAAATATCATTAGATACTAAAGATTTTTTACTATTTGCTAAATTCTTATAAAAATAAGATTTTTTACTATAACAATTTTTATTTCTAATTATTGAATATTCACATGTAGAACATTCTTCATCATTTTTTATACAAAAACAGCATGTTTTATTACCAATATATTCTTCTTGATTAAATAAAATATTTTCTTCTAAATACTGCCATACTTCTTCTGCAACAGTATCATTCCAAAATAGTATAGCTAGTTCATCTTCTGGCAAATTATATTTATTCAATTTCATATATTTTGCCTTTTCTCTTTGAAACATTATTAATTTTTTATGTATCTTTTTACCTTTTATTTTAGATAAGTCCATATTAACTCCTTATTACCAAATAATTTCTCCAGTATCAAGTACAGTATATTTACAATAATTACCATCAGTAGTTGTATATTCTCCAGATGTCAATACTTTAAGATATTCTTTACAACCAAGCACATCTTTAAAATAAACTATAAGAGTACCATCTGATAGCCGAAGAAGTGTTTCACCCTCATTATTATTACAAGGATGTATTACTTCAATAATAGCATCTTCTCCATTATCTCCATCTTCTCCATTTGTAAGAAATATTGATTCAGAATCACCACATTTAATAGTATAGCCACCAGTTACTTTAGTAGTTGTACATTTTTCTATTTTAGTTTGAATAGGAATAATAGTATTAACATCTCCTACATCATCACAAGAAATAATTCCTATAAACATAAAAAACATAAGTATAAAAATAAATTTCTTCATTTAAACATCCTTATTTATTAATAGTTTTATTACATCTTATTGTTATATCATTTCCCATTACTTTACATCCACCTTTCTTAACTTTACATACTTCATTAACTTCATATATTTTATATATAAGAAGTGATATAATTAATAATGAAAATAATATTAATACATAAAATATTTTTTGTTTAATATCTTTCATATATTTAACTTATAAAATTTTTATAAACATATAATAGAAACAATACAATAAAATGAAATGCCCAAAAAACTGTACACTTAATCTTTTCCGTCATTTAATTCACCTCTTACGTCTTCATCATATACAAATCTATTTGATTTATGAACACCAGAATAATTTGTAATAAATTTAGTTAATATAGGTATCAATTCATGTAAATCATCAACAGATAATTGTACATAACCATATTTAGTATCTTCTTGTAATGCAGTTAATTGTACACATATTCCTTTATTACCACCAGAATATCTTGTTACAGATAAATCTACATTACGACTACCACTTTCTTTTAATACACCTATTTCTGTACTCATATATCCTCCTTAATTAAATGTTTAAGGATCGACTCCCCATAAATAGATCAGGAAGTCTTACCTTAATTATTTAATTATTAATATTTATAATAATAATTGCTAGTACAATTAAATGAATTAATGCACAAATCCATCCACTAAAAGCAGTAAAATTATGATTTGTTATTGCAATTACTATATTTAAAATATATACAATAAAAGCAATTATAAATAATATATTTGTTATAATCATTTTTATACTTCTATATTATATTTGATTCAAACTAAATTCAATATAATCAGCACCAGAAAAATCTTTATTATATATTTGATTAAGCTGTAAACAAAATCTTTTAGGACTTGTTGATTTATTCCCACTCATACAATTAAACATATGTGCATATTTTTTAAGATTAAACATCATACGTTTATGACAATAATTATTTTGAGTTAGAACCATAATAAGAGCAATCTTAAATGATTTCATAGAACAAAGAAGAGGTATTTTACCTTTTTCTATTGATATAATATCATTAAAATGAGTAATTCTATTTATAATTCGTTGTTCTATATCTTTAGTCATAACAAATGATCCATCTTTAAAAGAACTATTTGAATTCCTCAAATGTTTTCCAATAAGAGCCATAAAATGATTAAGAGTCAACCCACTTTGTTGTTTATAATTATACAATTTAATATAATTTTTATTACCTTGTTTAATAAACTTTTGTAAATAATCTTCAAGCTTCCATCTAGTACATATTTGATATCCAGATACATATTCTTCAGCTTCTTTTAAAGTCATATCCAAAACTGCATAATTAATTGGTTCACCCAATTCTATTAGACCTTTAATTTTATGTTGCCAATCAAAAACATGCAATTTATTTTTATTTTTAATAACCAATGCATTACCAATTACACCACTATTATTAAATATTTTACCCCATTTCTTTACTTTTGATTCATTGATCTCACGATTATTTTTCATAAATACAAATTTATTATAATCTTTTGTACAACCAATTTCTACAATAGGATACATTCTTATTGACATATTATACTCCTTAATTTATATGAGCTATTTGTATAGCTAAATAAAACTTTTAACTCTTAAACATTTCCACTACTATTAATATAAATCATATTATTTTACCCTTTCTATAAGGGTAATTTCATTACAAAAAATAGTTCCATCAGGCCAAGGAGATTCTCCTATCATATAAGAATCTATAATAGTTTTAAAATTTTTTCGATTACTTACACCATTACAAGTATAAGCAAATAGATTTTCAAAAGATCTAGGATGTATTTTTTTATAATATCTCTTATTTACTATTGCTTTACATTTCCATATTTGAAATTTTCCTCTAGCATTATAATAATCATCCAAAAATTCTTCTGCATTCCTTTTTGTGCCAAAAGCTAGTAAATCATAATTACCTACAAATTCCCTATTAGGATATACTGAAACTCCAGGTATATACTCAATTATAATACCTTTCTTCTTAAGAAAATTCCTTACAAGTAAATCAAATCCTTTACGAGCTATAGCCCAATTATAATCTAAACCATATGTAAATGAATATAACTTATTCTTTTTAACAGATACTACTTTATAAACAATTTTTTCATTATTATTATTTTCTTCCATTTGTATCTCCTTTATTTTAATATAAAAAGGATCGAATCCCTCTATACAGCAATGCTTAAAAAGATTATCCACAATATTTAATAATTTTATTGTGGATAATTATATTAATAATTGCTATTACTTAATCATTTCTATTTGTTGTACACCTTTAGGATAAAAAATTCCTACCCACATAGATTTCTGATATTCTTTAGTAGATGCAAGATTAGTATTAAGTTTAATAATTGTTTGAGTAATAGCAGCTCGTTCAATATCTGAATTAGATTTTCTTGACTCTTCAAGACTAATACGTGCTTGATTATATTCAGCTTTCATGGGTTCCAAAGATATATAATTAGTCATTATTATTAGCAAAGACACTAAAAGAAAAACTCCTCCAAAAAGAGCTATAATAGTTGATGTTAGTTCATATTCCATACTTTTATTAGAATTAAATATACAAAGAATAATTCCGATTCCTAGAAAAAGAATAATAATTGATAGTATAATCATTTGATCTCCTTATATTGTTTTAATATTAAATACTGTTTAAATGTTTCCCTTCTTTTATACCAATAGGTGTATTCTTTTCTATAGTTAAACCAATCTTTAAAAGAAAAATCACTACCTATTGTTATAGCTTTTAAACCTGTAAACCAAATAATAACATATATTATATAATATAATATATTTATTACTGTCTCTATATTCATACTATTGCCATCTCTTTTGTCTATTTGATTTCTTTTTAAATATTTTCCAAAAATATTCTATTTTTTCTTTATCTTGATTCATATACATATACTGATATACTCTGTCCTTTGTTATTGAAGTAATATTTGAATCTCTAATAATATCTTCCAATGTATCATATTTATCATCAATTTTTTTAACTTCTTTATTATATTTTTTTACTGATTCAGCATTAAGAAGATCAGAAGGATTATCTGGTATTCCTACTTTACTCATATCTCCACGTTTAATAGCATTAACTATTATAAGAGGAATTTTATTCGGATATTTTAAAGTACATTCTTCTTTCTCATTAGAAGAAAATGTAGCAGAATTAATATTAAAATACTTTTTAATAGCACCATGACCTATTATATCCTCATAAAATTCAGTAGTAAGATATTTTTTTAATTGTTCTCCTTTATAAGTATCAAGTTCTTTATTACTTATAAAATAAACTTTATCATTAATATTATCTTCAATCCACGATACAAAATCACACATATATTTTCTCCTATTATAAATTAATTATTAATTATACTACAACTAAAGTAATCTCATCTCCTTTTTTAAGTTTCTTTACCATTATCTTTGCTTGAATAGAAGGATAAGTCCAACATTTATTCTCTCCAGGTTTAGATAATGACATTACTTCAAACTTAGAATCACTAGAAGTTCTCATTACAATTTCACCAAAATAATTACAAGACCTATTAACTATTACAGCTATTTCGCATGGTTTTAATTCTCCAATTCCTATTAAACCATCTTCTGCAAAATAATTTTCTTTTATTTTAAACACCTCAAACCTCCTTAATATTATTAAAAAAAGCTAGTTAATTAACTAGCTTAATTTGATAACATTAAATACTCAAATGAATACCTTTTATTTCTTTTTCAAGCAATCTATTATCAAACTTCAATTGCCTAATCTCCCTATTAATAGGATCTTCAATCAACTTCATTATTCTCTTTCTACGTCCTATTATAAACATAGGTAAACCTCCAAATATTATTATTAATTAAATTTTACATCCCTATTTGATAGGGTTTTTTCTTTACCACAACAAGGACATTTAAACTTATCCTTATTATTATTATTAATATTACTTACAATTTTCATCTCTTCTTTACATTTATTACAACGATGTATAGAATTATAATATTTAATAGTCTTCAATCAAACCTCCTTAATTATTACTAAAAAAGCCTTTAATATCTCTATTAAAGGCTAACTTACTACTAACTAAACAAGCCCAGTAGATGTATATACTTTTATATATACCTTATCATCAGGCTTCTTAAGACTAACTCCAATAATAGGAGCCATAGCATCAAAGTCAGTCATAGCCTTAATAACCTCAAGATTCAATTGCTCAACAGTTTTGATACAATCAAACTTCTTAAGATTCTTAAGCTGTGCTATAGTAAATACTTCATCAGGTACAATAAGGCTCGATTTCCCCTTGGCCTCCACAGAGATCTCACCATTGGTAAACTTAACCTTATGTTCAAAATCTGTATCTTTATTAGCAAGACACAATGTTTTCAACGCATTCTCTGTAACTTCAAGTTCTGTCTTAAGAGGATCAATAGCTTTATTAAGCCTTGTTTTAATAGCAATGATCTCCTTGTTAGCTTCCTCTTCCTTCTCTGCAATCTTGTTGTTAAGCTTTGCTATCTTCAATAGATAGTTGTTGTACATAGTTGAATCCATTTATTTTCTCCTTGTTATTTTATATTTTTATAAATAGCACTAATATATTTTATAGCTTCATTATATTCTATATAATATTTATTATTTTTATGTTTTTTAGTAACCAATTTTTTAAATTCTTTTATTGTACAAAATTGACAACCACAAAGAACTATTATTCCTTTTGTTGTAAAATAAAAAATAGCATGAGAATTTCTTGAACCAATATGATTAATAGTAATACTTCCTCTTCCTATTAATTTATATCCATTAAGTGTTCTTTTACCTTTTATAAATTGATCACCTTTTACATGTTGAACCCCTTCTATAACTTGATTACCTTTTATAAATTTATAACCTTCTATAGATTGATAACCTTCTATAGATTGATAACCTTCTATAGATTGATAACCTTCTATAGATTGATTACCTTCTATAGATTGATAACCTTCTATAGATTGATAACCTTCTATAACTTGATTACCTTTTATAAATTGATCACCTTTTACATATTGACTACCTTTTATAACTTGATTACCTTTTACATATTGACTACCTTTTATAACTTGATTACCTTCTATATATTGATAACCTTTTATAACTTGATTACCTTTTATAACTTGATTACCTTTTATAAATTGATTACCTTTTATAAATTGATCACCTTTTACATATTGACTACCTTTTATAACTTGATGACCTTCTATATAAATTGATTCATTAAAAATACAATCACAATTTATTATTATTGATTTATTAAATTCATATCTATTATTTTTTATATTAAAAAATTCTTTTTTTATAAATACATTTTGTTTATCAAAATCATTTTTTGAAAATATATATTTATCTTTTAATTCTTTCATTTTAAAACCTTCTTGTATTATTCTAATTCTTTTATAATAAAAGTTATAGGTATATTACTCTTTTTATTTTCATATTAATATTCTCCTCTATATATAAGTTACATTACCACAATCAAAACAAACATATGATTGTGGTTTCCAATCCTTAAATGATCTATAATGTTTCTTATCCATTATAATCATCTTACCACCACAATTATTACATTTCATATTAATACTATCCCTATTATTGCCATTATAATGATAATAAACTGTACAAAAAAACCCGTATAATTATCATCCGCATAATATTGAAGCATTCCTACAAACCTACCAGAAATAAGTAAACATAATAGAATGATTATATATATTTTCATTATAATCTCCTATAATGTATAATTATTACACCATTCTTCAAACTTAAGAATGGCATTAGCTATTTGTGGTATATATGTAGCATACTTATCTTCTAATTTCCTCCTTTCTTTATCACCAAAGTATTCATATACTAATCCCTTCTTCATAACTTTAACCATTAATTGACCTTTAATCTTGTTAATCTCTAACTCACAATCATATAAACTTTCACTTACCATTTAAACCTCCTTATTTCTTTTTATTCTTATTTGAAAAAGGTTTCTTCAAACTGCCCCCAAAATCTGTTATAGTATATGTACCATTAAATTGTTTAACTATAACTTTACCATCAAAATCATTAAAACATAAAGCTCTTCCAAATACAATACCTATAGATCTATTACATGATAATAGCTCTACCTCTTTACCTCCAGAATATAAAAGTATTGATTCATAACTCTCTTTATTATTAACAAGATAATAAAGAGGTGAAAAAGCATCTGATATAAATATAAGACAAATTAATATTATTGATAATTTTAATATAAAATTCATTTATCCTCCTTATAATATTATTATTAATTATCAACAAGTAGCAGTAAAAAGGATCGAATCCCCTTTACTGCTCTATATTCATAATTACTAATTATTCAGGACCAATATTTTCTTCTCCATAAAATTCATCCCTTGTATCTGAATAAATATCATATACTTTCTTCGCATCTATAGGACTTATCATCATATCCTCTGTATTATTTATAGGTAAGTCACTACCATCTTTCTTTGTTATCCCACTCTCTCCAGGATATAACATAACAGAATGATAATCAAATGGATATTTATACCAATAATATCCTAACTTGTTATAATTAACCATACCTATTGGTAATTTTATATTATCTGGTATATTTATATATAAACTACTATCAGGTCTTAATATCTCATCTATTAATCCTAAAACATGACCCAATTCATGTAATATTATTCCCCTATCAAAATTATTAGAAAATATTATAAAATTAGTATCATTAAAATATCCTAATGAAGATGTTGCTGCTAATATATGTCCAGCATACTTTATCTTAAAAATCTTTAATACTTTACAATCATCTTCTATATGTTTATCATCTGCTAATTGAATATTTATAAACTTAACCCTAAATTGTGATGCTATTTCCCATAGCATCATACAAGATTGTACTTCTAAACTCTCTTCTATTGATAAACCTATTACCTCATATGGGATATGATGATTAGGCCAAACATCTTTTGGTTCTACCATACATCTCATATTAATTATATTAAATAATATTATTAATACTATAAGAAATCTCATCTCTTTCACCTCCTTTATTAATTTAAAATCTTAATGTTGCTTACTATATATATAGTAAGCAAAGGTTAAAACTTTAAATGTAATTAAAGCTGTGTATCTGTCTTAATACCAACAGGCTCATAAAGATACCAATTTGTTTATTTATTTTCAGAAAGTTGTTCTATTTTAGTCTCATAATATTTAGAAAAACAATTAAATATTTCTTTAAGATCTAATTGTTTATCTAATGAATTAATAATTTTAATAAAATCCCCAACAGAAAGTTTAGAATCTATTTTAATCGTATCATCTGATATAGATTTAAGTTTTATTATCGCTTCAGAAACTTTCATATATATCTAACCTTAATATTAATTAATAATTATTTAAAGGAACCAGCTTACCATTAATAAACTTATTACGTTTTGTAATCCCTTGACCTCTTCCCCAATCAAAACGTTCATTAGTAGGATGAGCTTTTTCTATCATATCTGTATAGTTTGCTATATTTTCATCAATCATATCGCCTGCAGATACAAACGTAAATACAGATAAACAATACATAAATCCATTCTTTTCCGCTTTCTCAATCTCCTTTAATGCTTTCTTTAATTCTTTAGTCTCAATACAAAATTCCATATCTTACTCCTTATTATTAATATTTATATTACTTATTCATATAATATACTATATAACTGATTATTCATAAAATTCTTTAATGCCTATTATAACTAATAAGCATTAAAAAATAGCCTATTATTATAAATAGGCTAATAACTATCTCTTACATAAACCCATACATAGAAGCAATTTGCATTACCTTACTTGCTTCCTTAAACATCTCCCTCTCTTTACTTGTTAGATGTGAAGCTTTCATTATTAAAACTTTCATATTAAAACCTCCAATCTATATTAAAAGTGTCGATTCCCCGTTAAACAATTAACTTCTTCTTCAAAACCCTACTTGCATATCTCCTTAATTGCTTAACAATAAGATCAGCATACTTTTGAGCCTCTTTTTTATTAGTCGCTCTACAAAAATTAACATAGTTACTTAATTCACTACAACATGAAGCTAAAGGACACTTATATATACACCAACATCTACCATTAAAAGATTTATCTCTGTCTTCTCTTTGTTTTAAATATTCACATAAAGGACATAAACATCTCATATAATATATATAACTAATAACAGATCTATGCTTTACTTGAAGCTTACTCGTATATCCTTTGTCCCTTATATGTTCCCATAACCGTATAGTTAATTCAACCGCTTCTATTAAACTTAATCTCTTATAATACATTTATACCTCCTTTATTATTAATTTTTAAATACTATTAAAAAATAGCTGATATTAATAATAATATCAGCCTGATTTTAATTTTACTTTATACCTCATATTCTGACACAATTACCTTTTTCTTTTCTATTTTCTCTTCTTTTTTAATCTTACGCTTCTCTACAAAATCTTCTATTAATTTCTCCGCACTCTCTTTATCTATAAATCCTACAACTTCATAATCAGGACTGGCTACTAATTCTTTTGTTAATGTTATCCATATCCCTAATACTTTTCTCTGGGCTGAATAATAACCATCCTTTTTTATTATCCTTACTTTCATTTCTTATACCTCTTATTATAATTAATTTTTAAATCCCGACCGATTTTTAAAGATTGTTCCTCCTCAATACCCTCTGATTATAATCTTTATAATGATCATAATCCTCATCAGCTCTACCACTATTAATATAATCATTCATTGCTTCTATCTCTGATATAGTTGGTTCTCTCTCCCTTTCCTCTGAAATATACTTCTCATATTCCTCTGCCATCTTCCTCTCTGTTTCATAATATTTATCCTGTCTCCTTATCTCTTCCCTTCCACATCTTTTAGAACATACATGATTAATCTCATACTCACCATTAACTTCATAACCCTTATTAGATGAATAGGCTTTGTTACATATACAACATGAATATACTTCAGATATATAATACTTACATATCTTCCCTATGTAATCTTCTATATCATCAATATACTTATTATTAATAATATGATTAATCTTATTTATAATAAATAACTTATTTATTCCCTTATTAAATAACCATTTATTATAATATCTCTCATATCTATCCACTATATTATCATAATATCCTTCTGACATCTTTGCACCGCAATCCTCTATACTTGCTGTTTCACCTGGGTCCCAAAAAGTTTGACGAGATCCTTTAGATCTATAACCTATACTATGTTCACAACTCCAACATGAATGTTTACCTTTGTATATTCTCTTATTATCCTTAAAAAACTTATTTATTTTATTAAAAAGTAACATTCTTTACCTCCTTTACTATCTTTACTTTACTATCTTTAGATCTCTTACTACCTCCTTTCATTCTTTACTATTCATAAATTCTTCTATCTTGTCTATTAATGATACATCTTCTATTGGTTCTCCTTCTTCCAATATTAGTGTATTAGTATAAGATTGATTAACATTATATGTCCTTATTACAGAAAAATATCGTCCATCTAATTCAACACTAAATGTTGTTTGTTCTTGTTCTACATTTACACTATTCATTCTTTACTCCTTTTATTTAATTTTTATTAATTTTAATAATAAATTTAAATAAGTTATTAACATATGTTTATAACTTGTTAATAACTTTGTTAATAAATTATTATTTGTATCTTTTCCTAAACATACCAAATTTATGAGTAGCATAATATACATTATAATGCTCATCATAATCTTCTATTACAACAGTAAACCAATCTATACTACCATACCACGGAGTCTTAAAACCAAATTGGATACATAAGGCTCGATTCCCTTTTAATGCTATCTTAATTTCCACCTTTAATCCTCCTATTATTATTAAATTTATTAATTTAAACCGTTATTCATCTTCCCGATCTCTCCCATGATAAAAAATTCTGGATAATTATTAATAATATAATTATTATAATTATATTATTAATAAAAAGCCCTTGCCTACATGACATAAGCAAGGGCATTGAAATACCGGTTTCTAAACCAGTATATTAAACCGGTTTCTAAACCAGTATATTAAACCGGTTTCACAAACGTAAATCTTTCTTGTGTGCTGTACACATAACCCTTTGCCTTAAGAAAATCATTATAAGGCTTTTTGAAATGTGTAGGAAGTTTCTCTGGCAGGAGTTCCTCATTGAAGAACACAGGTACTTTATTTTCATCATCCCATTTAGCACAAACTCTTTTGAGCATATCTTCATCAGTAGGGATACGACGAACCCACTTATGATCTTCACTCATAAGAACCCATGCTTTAAGGTCCAGTTCTTCCTTTGCTCTTTCAGCTTTTTGAAGAGCTAAAGTAACAACTTCAAGCTGTTTTTTGTACCTTTTGATTTGTTCTTCTTGATACTGTTTACCATTCATAATAAACTCCTTTTTAAATTATTATTTTTATTTAACAGTTTTAAAACTGTTAAGTAGTCCCTGAAAGGTTCGATTCTCCGTTTCAGGGCTAACTTAATAGCTTAAATCAAATGTCTTGCTTTAGCTATAGAATAAGCAACAGCTAAAGGATCACCAAAGAATTTATCATCGTAATACTTTTTAGCTGTTTTCATACCAGCAATAACTTTTTGACCATTACCAAAACGAGCTATGACTGTATCATCTTTAGTACAATAATACAAATCATATCTTTTAGTTTTTAATTCAACTTGACCTAACAATAGACATTCTTTACATTCATTTTTATACAGTGTCATTAATTACTCCTTTAATTAATAAATTTATGTAAGCCCTGTATATATACAAGGCAAACATAAATTTACTTTACTTTATTACAAGCTACAAAGTAATCACCGGGAGATTTAACCTTGTAATTCCTGTGGAAACAAGCACTTCTACAATAACCAGAATTTACTTTAACAATGTCATTCATCCATTGTTCTTTTAAAGGGCAGTTAAAAACTGACCTTGAATCAATAATAATTATATTATTATCTTCAAAAATATAATTATTCTTTTTAAATTTTTGTTCATCCTTTGCACTATTTCTTGCAGCTTTAGCAAAAGGAAATGAGAAAGCCATAACTAAAAGAATAGCCATAACTATAAAAAAGGCTATATGTTCCATTAAGAACCTCCTTTTTAAATATAAATAGTCTCAATAAAGCCCCCAGGCTTCATCAGGAAGCCCAGGGGGAGAGTTCAGACTACTACTTGGCTACTTCAGCCTTTACAGGCTCTGCGGGGGCTGTGGTGGCTTGTACTTGCTTCTTGTACAGCTTGTACTCACCCTTCTTGCCCTCATAACCGAATGTTTTCAACTCGGCGTTATAGCCATAGACAGGAATGGTCGGGCAGACTTCAGGAAGTTTATCCATGTTCGCCGTATTGTAGCGATTGGTTTCCCGATTGTATTTGATCATCGGGAGAGCCATATCTGCATCATACGGCTTTCTGCAGACCCATTTTTCGCTTCCCAGCGGGAGAATCCACATCTTTTCAGATGCAGATGCCTTTGCATTAATCGCTTTTTCAAAGCGAGTAACTTGAGCCTTCATCTCTTCCCGCAGTTGCTCGATTGACATTCCCTTCAGTGACTTTTTCATATTGAGTCTCCTTTTTGGTTTAATTTGGCCTGATTCACAGGCTTCTTATGCCTTATATAAAAATCTATATAAGGCTAAAGAAGATTGTTAATCTTTTAATACTGCACCATTAGGATCTATACGCACCATAAAATCATGGTGAGATTTTAATATAGATCTCGCATAGACTTTTTGAGCTTGTCTATCAATCATTAACGGCAATCCTGATTTATTAATCATAGTTTTTACAGCTCCTTTAATACTACAGGTTTCAAAGTCTTTTTGCTAATAAGAATATGCTTATGAAACAAATTAATTGTATAAAACTCTTTAGTTTGCATATAAAAGCTCCTTTATTTTAATTTAAATGCTTTTATATAGGCATCATAAACAGGATTATGATGCCCGATAAAAACACTATTAGCGAAGCTCAAAATAACCGGTTTTATAATTACCGGTTTTTACCCAGGTATAGCCCAGATCGGCCAATGCCTGGGCCAGATATTGATTCATGCCCCATACCTTGATTTGCGGTATGCGGACGGGCAAAATTTCGGGTATGCCGATAATTCCATGATAGGATTTATAGACTACGCCTCCAAAATTAAAGCTCCGGTCAGCGTGGTTGTATTTCCACGTTTCGGCCCGTTTTGTGACCTTTTCGGCCTGTTTTTTGGCGATTTCAGCGGATATTTCAGCCGACCGATTCGCCCAGAAGATCGCCTGCATTTCAGCGATTTGTTTAGACTCTTGAAGATTTTTCATAAAAACCTCACTTATTATTTTAATTTTAGTTCACTTTAAGTGAACTTGATACTATACGGGTGTATGGGTACTATACGCCTGTGCAGTATAAAGTTCACTTGATACCATACGGGTGTATGGTATCAAGCATTTTAGAATTTAATTAAATATGTTTCTCGGTCTGACACGAATTGAACGTTTTTCGGATTCTGTTAACAAGAATCCGTTAGAGTCTGTGACATAATACGGCTTAATACCGACATTTTGTGTTGATTTGTTCATGTTTCCTCCTGGCCTATTTTAAATAGGCAAAATTAAAGCCTATAATATATATTATAGGCTTTAAAAATGACACAATTTATATATATATGGGTTTTACTTTATATAGCTCATTTTTATTTTTGAGCATACCTTTCCATATACAGGCGAAAGTATATTTCAATCCCATACAATTAAATTAAATTATGTCTATATCAAATATAGTCATATAAAAATTTATTATGCTATCCAACAAAATAGCAATTTATATTTTCTATATAACTATATAGTAGTTATTAAAAAATTTGGCAGTCAGTTTTAAAGTTTAACTGTAACTATACTTATAAGATACTAAAAAAATATTGCCTTGAGTGCTGAAATTAAAAATTTTTTAAAAAAAATTAAAATTAAAAAATCCATACAAATTAAAATACCGGTATATAAATTTGCATACCATATACCGTATACCAGTAATTTAGTATATACTAAAATACCGGTATACCTGACATGGGGTCATCGGTATGGCATACCGGTAACGGCAGCCAATGTTTACGCTACCAGAATAAAAATGAGATTAAAAAATTATTAATTTTTGATATGGGGTTCTATTTTTTAAAAATAAAAATTTTTTCTTGACTTTTTTAGAATAGTATATAGATTTAATAATAATACAATAATAAAATAATAGTAAAATAATAATAAAATAATGGAGTAAAATAAATGACATTAACAGAACGTAGATCAAGATTTGTATATAACGGGGCAAGATTAGCAGCAGAAGCTGCAGAAGCACCGATTATACCAGTAATATGGGAAGAAAGGGAAGAATCATTTAAGAAACAATTTATGGAAGTAATAGATCGTCAATGTGGAGATATGAGATCTAATTCACCAGAAGAATTACATGGTGGATGGATGCAAGCATATATAGCGATGGGTTGGAAATATGGGGAGGTATATAGTAGGGAAGATAAGACACATCCTGATCTTGTACCATATTCTCAACTTGGTCAATTGGAGCGAGATAAGGATGCCGTGTTTGTAGCATTGTGTGAAATAGCGAGACAATGGATATATGAAGATTAAGGAGGGGTGATGTGATTGAATGTGGATTAACCGATTGTTCTTATTATGATGCAAAAATGACCGCCAATTGTTCACGTGGCCCTGATGGGTCACACGCCGAATGGTGCTGTACTCACAGATATTGCTATAAGTCTCCAATGTGTATCGATTACAAGCATCTCTACGACATCGAGCATCGCCGCAGGGTGGCGGCAGAGAAAACAATATTAGAGATGCGGAGTCTGTGGGCAAAAGACATAGATTTTGAAATGGGATACAATTATAAAAAATGGCAATCCATCATTAAGGAGGCAGGGGAATGAAGTTTTGCAAAGATTGTAGGAATTTTTGCCGGTCTATAGATGGAGACTTAAAAACTGGATGGTGGTGTTTTATTCCTATTGGATATGTGCGTACTGCGATAAGAATTGAAAAAGCCTATCGTAATTTTGACCCAACGAAGCGTAATGCAATGAATAATTGTGTTGATTATCACCGTAAGTGGTGGAAATTTTGGATACGGGAAACAATGAAATAAAGGATAATAGATACTTAACAATGATGAGATAGATATATTAATAATTTTATTATAAAAAAAACATAAGGAAATGGATATAATACAATGAAAAATAATGGATTAAAGCCTATTAAATTACCTGGTTTAAGGATATTAACTAAGAAACAGTATTTTGCATTGATTGCAAGGATTCAAGAATTAGAAAAAGAGGCTCATGATTTAGTTTATGAGCTTATTAAATGGAGATAAAGATGAAAAGATTTTTATTTAGTTTTTTTATATTATGTGGATTAGTATCATGTGCTACAGATGAATATTATGTACCATATAAATATACACAAGAATTAAATGCTCAAATATGGGTTAAAGAAAATGGGGATAGTATTTTAAGGGAGTATGATCTAGTTGAAAACAGAAAAGAGTATATCTCTAATTCTTTTATCATAGAAAATCCTTCTCCAACCGGTTATCTTAAGTATGAAATATCTTTTGATCATAATATGGTTACACTAGATCCAGAAGCAAATCTTTCTGATTCTACTGATCCATATACTTCTAAAGAATTTACTATAAGTTCATATGGATGTAGTTATAGACTTGGTAGTGTATGTATTACTGAATATCAATCTGTAGAAGTTACTGTTAAATTTGGTCCTACATTAGATTTTAAGAAGACATTTATTTTAAGAAGGAGTTAATATATAGATATGAAAGAAGAATTTAAGAAATTAGATAATCAAGAACTATTTCATATTGGTATAGAAGCAGCTAAAGTAGAATTTATACATCGTCTTTATCGAGAATTAGTAGAATTAGGATATTTTGATAGGGAACTTATATTAAGTCTACTTTGGGAATGCTATTTTAGTATTTGTAGCCCAATAGAACAGACACTATACACTTTTTATAGATACAGCAAAGCCAGAAAAAGTGAGAAGTGGAAACACGTATGTCAACATGATTGGGAAGCATATAAAAATCAAAAGAAATATTCAAGAAAATCAAAAGAAGATATGATAAAAGAATTTGCTTATGTTCTTGACATACCGGAAAAATATGCTATGCCATCTAAATTTTTTCAGATTAGATTTAGAATAAAAAGAAGTTTTAAAAAGAGTATTAAAAAAGTTATTAACTATGTTAAATCTAAAAGGGGTATAAGAGATTAAGAGACTCTTTAAATGATAATGTACTCAACTAAACAAGTTATAGTAATAAGAACTGATTTAAATATGCGAAAAGGGAAGATGTGTGCTCAAGCAGCACATGCTTCTATGAAAGTATTTTTTTGATAGGATGAGTACAGAAGAAATTGAAGTTCCTGTATTTCAATTAGATGAACAACAGAAAAATTGTTCTGGATATATAATGACTCCATTAATTACAAAAAAATTACATTTTATTAAAAATGATCCGATGTTAGAATGGATGGAAGGTTCTTTTGCTAAAATAGTTGTAGGAGTTGACTCATTAGAAAAACTACTTGAATTACAAAAACAAGCAGAAGAGTCTGGTATAGTTAATGCTCTTATTACTGATAATGGAAGCACAGAGTTTAAAGAAGAATGCCCGGTTTGTCATGGCAGAGGAATAACTTTTGATAAATTGTTTTTAAAACAAACAGAGCCTGATATAGAAAAAAGGAAAAAAATTGATTGTTCATGCTATAAATGTAGTAGTACAGGTAAAATAAGAAAGCCTACTATAACGTGTTTGGCAATAGGACCCGATCTTTCAAATAAAATAGATAAAATAACTAAAGAGTTAAAACTATTATGAGAGTATTAAAGTTTAGGGCGTGGGATAAAGTTAAAAAAGAATGGATTTTTCATACAAATGAAAACCCATTTCACATCATAGGTGAAGTTACAGTCTTTGATATGTTGGGACAATATAGTGTATCTCAATTCAATGATATTGAGATTACTCAATATACTGGATTGCAAGATAGTAAAGGTAAAGAGATTTATGAGGGTGATGTCGTCGAGTATATTGATGATCGTGACATAAAAAAGAAAAGGCTCGTTTTTTACGAATATGGCGGGTTTCTTCCCTTCGCTGATAATGACGACGGAATACCCTACCCGAAGCCGTATGAGTGCGAGATTATCGGAAATATTTATGAGAATCCAGAATTATGAAAGGAAATTCAAACTGAAATGATGAAGAACAGGAGAATTATTTAAATGAAACATGATAAAGAAATAAATTATTTAGATATACCAGAAATTAAAATGCCTGAATTTGATCCAAATGGTCCTATAAACATCAATCTGGAAGATTTAGATCATCCACAATTTAATCTTATTACCAGAGAAAAATGGACCAAAGAAACTGCCCTTACAAGTGAAGAATTAGATAAACTTTTAGAAATAATGGGAATAAAACACGAAAACAATGCTGCAATTCTCATAGATGATAATAAGATAATAAAATGAGTGCACAAGATTTAGAAGCACTTAAAAAAGGAGTATAATATGTTTGGATGGTTGTCAATGAACGTATTAGTTATAACAATAGCAGTAACACTTATATTTCTTCTAGTATCTCTTGGGATAGCATCAGAAATCGAGAGGGCAAAGTATGTAGTACTTGGTTTTTTTGTTCTAATTATTTTAGAATCTGTCTTGCTTTTTGTGGGGGTACAAACAAAAGAGATTAAGTATCAACAAGTAAATGTAATTGAACAAAAAAGAATGGCAGATAAATCTATTCTACAATTAGAAGATAATACAGTTTTAGTTAAGAATGAAATAGCATGGTTAGATGCTAAAATTGTTTATAAAAAGATACGCATAAACTATTTTGGAGATACAGGTGAAGACTATGTTGTTTCAAAAAAATAATTGATTACTATGATAATATTAATGACAATAGCTTTTTTTATAATGTGTGGTATTTGTATTAAGATAATAGAAGAGAAAAGACTATTACAACGTAAATATGAATTTATGTGTGAACAATATGAGTATATTATTAGAATATTACATAAAGATAAAACTGATAAAGATAAACTAAATGAATTGTTGTGGTATCTTGATAATACTCCATTTTAATAAATAATAAATTAAGAGATAATATATGTCTTCATTAAAATTAATAACAAAATATAATTCAGAGATAATAAATCAGCAAATATTATTTGAAATAGATGGTATAGAAAGTAAATTAATAGAACAAATAATATTATTACAAGACAAGCATATAAAGAAAGCTCTTATTGATTTAGGATGGACACCACCAGAAAACGAGAATAAATCATAAACATTAACTTTTTTAAAGATATACAATCAAGGTAATATAAAAGGTAATATAAAATGAAATGTAAATATTATAAACATTTAGCACATCCTATTAATATATGTAAATGTCATGGAGAACTTCCTGATTATTGGACTTCTGAAGAAGTTGAATCTATTAGAAAGGTATGGGGATTACCTCAAGAAGGAATATGTGACATATGTAATAAAAAAACAGATGCATTTGCAGGAGATCCTGATAAATGGCCTGTTGAATTACCATATAAAGATGGTAATGGTAAGAAGAAGATATATCATATAGGCTGTGTTGTAGATAGTATTGAAAGTTATACTATTATACAAGAAATAAATAGAGAATATTCAGATGAAAATAAGGAAGTAAAGGAAAATTAATATGGTTTTTTTAATTATATTTGGGATTTGGTGGTTAATAGGAACAATATTAACTTTTATTTATTGTATACAAAAAAACAATAAAATTAAATTAATAATGAATTTAATATCTTGTATATTTTCGGGTTTTTTGGGTATATTTGCAATAATATTTTTTATTAATATAGAAAAGGTACAACAATGAATAGAGTACTTGCTGAATTAACATGGCCTATAAGACGTAGATGGTATAAGATACGATTATTTTGGAATTGTAGTAAAGAATTTTATGCTCCTTGGGAAGCAGTTGAGATGTTATTAACTGTTAATTTTGAAATACTTGTTGATGTTTATAAAAATGGTGAGCTTGATATTATTAATTGGGATAGTGATGATTGTCATAAATTAGTTAAGAATGAGATAGATTATTTATATAATTGGTGGACAAAGGAAAGAAAAGAAGAGGAAGATGAATTAGATTATTTATTAGATATTTGGTCAGAACATCATGTATCATGGTTTGAAAAAATTATAGAAAAAGATCATCCTGATGGTTATAAAATTGGTGAATGGTCAGAATGGAAATCTGTTAATTCAAAATATGGTAATTATATTAATAAATTATATATGGAAAAAGAAGAAAGTATGCTTAAAAAAGAACAAGATAATTTAATTAGATTGATTAAAATAAGAGGATATTTATGGACATAAAAGGAGAATAAAATTGTTTAAAAATAAAATTGATTTTTATTTGGGTTTAGCAGAAACAATCTCCAAGCAATCAAAATGTCATGGAGGTAATTGGGGAGTAGTTATAGTAAAGAATGATATTATTCTTGGGACAGGCTATAATGGTCCAGCTAGGGGAGTTGCTCATTGTAATCCCTGTAGAAGAACAGGGTTTCAAAAGGGGGAAGGATATGATAAATGTATTGCTGTTCACGCTGAAGTTAATGCCATTATTCAATCCGGTGGAAGAGAGCGTTGCTTGGGAGCTACCTTGTATATAGCTTCTCATAATCGCCCCTGGGATGCTTCAGTTAAATATAATATGGGTATGGGAAATTTTCCTTGTAATAATTGTGCAAGAACTATTGTTAATGCTGGTATTAAATATGTTATTCAAAGAGAAGAGCGGGGAGAGCCTAATTTATATGATATTGAACAATTAGTTAACAATGGAAAAATAATATGAAAAAAGTGTCTTATTCTAATTATAAATTTCTTGATGTTCTTATTTTAAAAATGTTTTTTAATTACCTTAAAGGTTTTAAAGATTAATTAAATATTAATATTATTTATTATATAAGACCGATATTTGATATAAATATCGGTTTTTTTATGTAAAAAATTATTAATAATAAAAATTAAATTAAATAAATGTCAAATTTAGGTATTATTTATATATGAACATTTAAAAATTATTGGTATAATTCTGATAGTTTTTAGTGTGTTTTACTTGGGAATCAATGATTATATTTATATAAAATTTTATATAGAATAGTTTTAAAAAGGAGAAATCTAATGATAAAAGATTATGGAAGAGAATATAAAGAAGCATCTGAACCCCAATTTAAAGCTGAATTGGAAGATCGAGGTTCTTTATTTAATAGATTATATAAAACATATGAGTCTTTATCTTTACTTACGCACAATGCTGAATTATCAGTAAAAAATGATCCAAAGAGGCAAAGTATTCTTCCTGATGAGATTAATGAGTTATATAAAATTAAAGATATGTTTAATAATGTTCTTGGTCAAATGATCCAAAGATTCACAAAAGAGACTTCTCCAAATGAATTCCCTACTCTTGATTCAAAAGGAGAAATAATATAATGATTAAGGATTATGGTAGAGATAAAAGATCATTTGAACCTGTAAGTGAAATAAAAAAAATATCTCCTATAGAACCAATAGAAAAAACAAATAAAGATATTCCTCAAAAAGAAGAACAAAGTAGATCAAAAGATCCTAATAAGGGTAAAATTGTAGATATAATAGCATCTTTAAGAAGCGATACAATGATTAGGGATTATGGAAGAGAATATAAATATTCTTTTGAAGAACATATGGAAAATAATTTTAAATTATCTATACAAGGAACAACTAAAGATCTTATTACTGGTAGATCTGGAATTGCTGATCCAATTGAAAGTTTTTATTCTTCTTTTGAAGAAGCAAAGAAAGAAGCTGAAAAATTTTTAGATGAACATTTAGATAATTTTGGTCAAATAGATGTTTCTATTGAAGATATTAAAAATGATAAATATTTCTTTATTTATTATTATAAAGAGGGAGATACTTTAAAATATAAATGGAAAACTTTATAGGATAAATTTTATGATTAAAAATGGATATAAAAATGAATAATTCATTAAAAATAAAATTATTACATACTCTTAAAATAATGAGTACTCATAATGATTATTATAATCCATCTGGAGAATTATCTGATTTAGGTAATAAACTTAAACCTATTTTTCAAAGATATATAGTTACTATAATTCAATCAGAAGATATTCTTGAAGAATTATTATCTAGATTAGAAGTTGAATATACTAATATTCAAGAATTAAATGAAGGTAAAGATATTCAAATAGAAAAAAATAATGATATTATATATGAGACTTTATGGAATATTTTATTAGAAAAACCAGAAGAAGATAAGTTTCATTCATATAATAGTAATAATAAATTTGCTGGATATAAAAATATTAATGAATTATTAAAATAAACAATATTTAATAATAATTTCTCCTTTTTTTAATTTTATACCGGTACTTTATAGTATCGGTTTTTTTATTATAATTTTTATTAAAAATTAATAATTTTTTGTTGACAAATTACTAAATAATATATATTATATCTTATATTAAGGAGATAATTATGAAAAATAAGATTAAATTAATGGATGTAATAGTTACAATTAATTTCTTTAGTGCAATTGGTTGTTTATTGCTTTCTGGTATTGTAATTAGATCTGGTTTAATTATGGAAGGTTATTTTTTACTTATTGGTGCTATATTAAATTGTATATTAATGTATTATATTAATAGGTAATATATATGAATTCAACAAAAAAGGTTTATTGTTCATTTTGTAAATATTATTGTTGTATATTTCCAGGACAACATTCTATTCGTGTATGGTGTGAATCCATGAAACATATTAAAACTATAGTTCAAGATACACCTATTTATCCTGGAGAAAAACTAAAAGATTATTCTTTTATAAATCCATATATTTGTAATAAAAATAATGATTGTTTTTATTACAAAAGAAAATGGTATTTATTTTGGAGATAACTATGAAACAATATTGTAAGCACTTTAAAAAAGAAATAACAAAAGAAGAGTGTTATAAAAATAAAGAGAATTTTACTATTTGTAAACAAGGAATTGCCTATGCATTTTTTAGATTTTGTTGTTTTTTAGAAAAGAATCAAATGGATAGAACAAAGCCATATAAAGGATAATTAATTTTTATGAAAAGAAAATTAACAATAACATTAACTGAAGAAGAATTGGATACTATTTGTAATGCTTTGTGTTCTTATTCTATACGATATATTGATAAATTTTGGGGTATATATGCTCATAAAATTTATATAAAAATATGTAAACTTATTCCCGATGAGTGGGGTTGGTCTGGAGATATTGAAGGAGAAGAATAATGGCTCCAATGATTGATATTATTAATTTAGCTCAAAAGAAAGCTAAACAAAGTTATTGTAGATATAAAATATCTGCAGTTGGATTGGATAAAAATGGTAAAATAATTGGTAGTTCTATGAATAAATTACGATTTCATCATAAAGGTGGGGGTGTTCATGCAGAAATAGCATTAATTAAGAAATATGGTATTAGATTAAAAAGTATGTTTATATGTAGAATTAATAAACAAGGACAACTACAAAATATACATCCGTGTAAATCTTGTAGTGAGGTGGCTAAAAAATTAGGTATTAAAATATATTCAATTAAGGAGATATAAATGAAAAAGTTTATAGTTGGAGTATTTATTCTATTTACTGGTTGTGTTAGTATTGAAACATATCAAACTGATATAAAAAAAGTAGAAGTTGAACGAGATAAATATAGAGAATCTGCTCTTAATGCTAGAGTAGATAATGAGCATTTAAAGGGTTTTATTAGAGAATCTGTAGAATATATAAAAGATTTAAAATTTGAATTGGATCTTTGTAAAAACCACAAAGAAATTGATATTAGTAAATAGAAATTTATTATATGAAATTTTTAATTAAAATTAGTATGAGTATTATTATATTTTTTAAAAGTAGAAAATATAGAAATAAGAAATTGGATTAATAAATGATAGTAGATAAAAACCAATTTGATAAATTTATAGAAATATTACCCGATTTACAAAAGGATGAAGTATATTTTGTATCATTATCTGCAAGAAATAAATATCTTACTCAAGAAGAAAGAGATGAGTTTTCTTTGGGTAGAACAGAAATGTTTTCTAGAGAAGTAGCAAGAGATAAAGAAGGACTTTATTATGCTATGAAGAAACTTAGAACCTCTTTACAATATAAACATACAAATAACGGTAAAGAAATACCAGAAAAAGCTATTGTTGTTTATGGTAATATTAATCCTTCTTCTATGGTAAGAGCCTATCAGTTATTTACTCAAGAAATAGATAAAGAAATAGGTTTTATTACTGCAGCATATATGAATGAAAAAGATACTGAACCCAATTTTACTGAAGTTAAACTATTAAATAGAACATTAATGAATTGTATTCAAAAATCTAGATCTAGAAAATATTATATTGATATTGATTTAGATTTATATAGTTCAATAGATTATACTGGAGTTATACCTGAATTAACTGATTTTCTTAATGAGAATAAGGCTGTTTGGTATAAAATAAAGACATTTTCTGGTTATCATTTTTTAATTAAAAAAGATACAGTTCCTAATACTTTATATAAAGAAATAGAATTATGTAGAAATAGATTATCAGTAAAAGAAATTGAATTTAATAGAAATGAAATGATTCCTATACCAGGAACACTTCAAGCTGGAAAAGTTGTAGAATTTATAGGAGATATTTAATGAATAATTTAATAGAAATAATAACTAATGTAAAATTTCAAATTATATTTAGTTTTATTAGTTGGTTTATAATAACTGTAATTTGGTCTGCTGTTAAAGATGAAACTAAAGGTGAGGTTTTATTTCGATTTATATTTACTTTTTTCTTCAATTTATTTATTTTGTGTATATATTTAGGGTTTAAAAAATGAGAAGATATTCAATTTATAAAATAAATTGTAGTTGTTCTATAAATTTAATTGCAATTTATAATGCAAAACCAACACTTAAAATTAAATGTCCAATTTGTAATAAAACTTTAGATACAGAACATTATTCTTTTTGTGGTGATATTATGGAATATAATAAAAATAAAGCTATACAAAAATATAAAGAATTAGATGTTGAGGAATAATATGAAAAAATTAATGAATTTATTGGATAAAATATACATTTTTGTACTATGGATTTGTATTTTAACTGGATTTTTATTCTCAATTTTAGTAGCTAAAAATATGGTTGATAAAATTCTAGGAGTTGCTGTTGGATTTTTTGGTATTTTTAATCTTTTTTTAAATAAAAAATATAAAAATACTTGACGTTCACTTTTATATTCAGTATATTAAAATTAATAATTTTATAAAGGATATAGATATGAAAGATACAGCACCAATTTTGAGACATATTATAGAAACTGTTAATTCTGGAAAAAGAATTAAAGTTAAATGTAAAAAGGAATGGGAAACAGACGGTCCTGATGAAAATATGATATGTGATATTATAAAGATAGATACTCATGAAATAGATCCATATAATATAGCAGAAGCGGAAATTTTGATTTATATGGATTTTATGCCATATTTGAAATATAATAAAATTTTTGCTAAACCTACTTGGTATGATACATTAGGTGAACCTTGTTTAACTTGGTTTGAAACAATTCATTGGAAAGAACATAAAGGTATAGAGGAATTTTATATAATGGAAGATCAATTTGAAGAATTTTTTGATGTTGAATTATCGAATCTTTTTAAAGATTATTTAGATTCAAAAGAAAGTAAAAATAATATTTCATATATTGAATATCTAGAAAATAAAGTAATGATGTTAGCTAGTAATATATTAAAATATGAAACTAATATAGCTATGAAAGAAGATCCTGATCCAGAGGATTATACTTTAATAAATAATAGCAGTTTGGATTAAATATTAGGAAGATAAATGACAAAAAAAGAACATATAGAAAGATCAATTTTTTTATTTTTTATTATTATTGCAATAATTCCTATTATATATCATTTTAGATTTATATTTATTATTTCATTATTTGTATTAATTATAATAATGATAGCATTTATAGCAATTTGGATAGAAGATTATTATAAAGAGAAAAAAATTAATAAGGACTATTAATATGAAAAAACTGCTTTTTTGTATATTTCTATTAAGTTTTATTTGGGGATGCCAAAGAACTGAAAATATTAGTTATTCGGGGATACTTGTTACTAAAAACGGTTCAAAAATCTTTTTTAGAAATATGCAACCCAAATTTTATCTTGATGATGTTACGTTTAAGTCAGAAGGAAATTCTTTAGAATTTAGTATAAGAGATATTAAAGAATTATATTTAAGTTTAGATGAAAATAAAGATAAAGATGAAAAAGAAGTAACACAAGAGAAATATATAATTACAAAAAAATCTATAAATAAGGAAAATAAGGGTATAATAAATGACTAAAAAGCAACAAATTGACAAAGAAATAAAGATACTACAAAAAGTATCTACTGAACTATTGAAATCAGATAAATTTCTAGCTACTGTAGCATTTGTTTATACAAAAAAAGAAAATCTAATTTTAGATCTTATTGATGAATTTTCTTCTGAAAGTGCTAAACAAGAATTTATTCCTCATCTTGCTAGTAAACTTTTTGAAGAGGGTGGAAAAAGAATAATTTTCCTACAGGAAGGAATTCAATGGATTCCTCCTAAAGAAATGACTCAAAAAGAAATTTCTGATATTAAATCTAAAGAATTAGATCCTATGTATTTCAATAAACAAGAAATAATATCTATTTTGGATATTACTAAAGATTATTCTATTGAATATAGTATTCCTTTTAATAGGATTGCTGCAGAAGGTGGAGTAGAAAAAATAAAAATGGGAAGAATAAAAAGTAATCCTGTTATCCTAGATGATTTAAAACAAATACAAACATCATTAAAATTGGTTAGATAAATAGTATATAAAACCGAAAAAAATCCCCCTTAAGGGGATTTTTTTATTGACGAATAGTATATATTTGTGTATATATTTTTTAGAGCAAAAAGCTCTAGTTAACACCGAAAGGGTTAATTAATATTACACTTATAAGAGGTAACGCTATGTATCTTCCAACCGTTCGTTCTAATGATTTCCAAACACTATTATGGGGTTCAGACACAGATTTTATTAATCTGGTTGATAGGATGTTTGAAGATTTCCATTTTATGGATTTTTCAGAGATCGTCAAAAAGGATACTTATCCTATTTCTAACATTTATGTTGGAGAAGATCAATCAATTAAGATTACTATTGCTGTAACTGATTGGGATAAAAAAGATATTTCAATCTCATCAGAAGATGACTCTATTATTATTGTAGGAAAAGATAATAGGGAAGAAGACAAAAAATGGAGATTAATTAATGGTAAAATTAAGAAAAATTCTTTTTCTAAGAGGATTCGTTTATCAAATCGTTTAGATTATGATAAAGCTGAAGCTTCAATAGAAAACGGATTATTAACCATTATTATCCCACCCAAAGATGAACTTAAACCAAAAACTATAGAGATTCTTTAGTATCTAAATGAAATTATATTAAGGAAAAAGCCCCTAGAGATTCTAGGGGCTTTTTAGGCAGTATTAATCTGGAATAAATATACTACCTATCAAATTAAAATTTAATTGGAGGTTATGTATATAATATAATATAAAGATTGAATTATGTCAACTAATTTTTTTAATTATTTTAAATTTATAGGACATATTTTCAATAAGTATCCTTTTTAATTCGTTTTATTAATAATTTAGCTAATATTTCTATTTCTTTATCTGTATTATCTTTTTTAATAGAATTTTTTAATAATTTTATTATTTCTTGTTCTAGGAGTATCTTTTTTAATTCTTTTTCATTTAAAAATTTAAATGGAGGAGATATGGTTTGACATTTAGTACATCTATCTCCTCCAGTTTCTGAGTAATGTTCTGTCCAAATATTGCATTTTTCACAAAATTTCCACTCCCATAAAGAATTCATATTAACTCCTTATTTCTTATCCATTTTCTTTGGCAATTTTATCCATAAATTCTTTTTTAAGAAGTTTTTCTTGTTTTGCAATAAATTTATTTTGTTCTCTAGTAATTTTGTCTTTAATTGCACCAGCATCTACTAGGTCTTGTGTATCTAAATCCATCATAATTTTTATTTTTAGATCAACAATAAAGTTAGTTCTTTTTTCTAAAGCTCTACCCAATGCCCAATCTTCACCTTCTTTTTGATTCCATACATCACCTTCATCAAGATTTAGTTTAGCTATTCCAATAAATATCATTTGAAGATCTTCATCAGTAAGATAACATTTAACTATTCTTTGATTAAAGTATTTAAATTTAATATAATATTGCCGACCATTAACTTGATATTTAATTCCTTTCATTATTTTTCTCCTTTTTCGTATTTTTGTTTAAGTCGAGCTAATTCAACTTGTTCTTGTGCTTCTTTTTTATTTTGTTCTTTTTCCTCTAATATTTCTATAGTATTTTCAAATATTTTTCTTAGATCATCTGAAAAATTAAATCTTTTTTGATTAATATCTATACTTCTTTGTATAGAACCCATATTATGTTGAGAAGCTCTTTTAGAAGCACAAAACCAATCAACAAACATTTCTATAATATCTATTAAATTCATACCCTGTATTCCATTTTCATGGTGTTCTACATGATGTCTTGATACTGCATAATGGTGTGTTAAAGCTGGTTTAAGATATTCCAATATTTTTTTATATTCATCAGTACCATATATTATCTTATTTAGTAAAACAGTATTTGAAGAAAATAATTCAAATTCTGGATCTTCAAATTTAGAATTATCATGAGTTTCGGCACGTTCTTGTAAAAGAAGAATTATTTTATTTAATAAATTTTTAACTAAAATTTTATGTTCAGTTAATTGTTTAATACATATTGTTTTTAAAAACTCTGCATCTTTTTTAATCTCAGACATTTTTCCTCCATTATTTTTTATAATAAAATCCTTTATATTCTTTTCTATCTCCATTAATTAATCTATAAAATTGTGTTCTAGAAAAATTATTATCTTTTAAAAATTTACTTATATTTATTATTTCTATTTTATTATCATATGCATCATATAAAATATATGATGCATATCTATACTCCATTTTTTGTTTTAATCTGCATTGTCTTAATTTTTCTTTTGTCTCTTCTGAATGGTGTCTTCCTAACCAATATTTTGTATTATTATTCTTTATTTTTAATTTAGATTCCTCAGAAAGAAATTTTCCTTTTCTGTTAGAAGGTTTTCCTTGTAAACTTATACTTCGTTTCTCTATTTCTTCCTTTGATTGTTTTCTTTCTATTAAAGCTTTTCCACAAACTTGTTTTAAAAGTTTAATTGTTTCTGGTTTATGTTTTCTTCCTAAAGAGGATTTTCTTACTTTTTCTATCATTTTTTCTTTTTCTATATCTGACAAATTTGAAAAAGTATCTCCTCCAGTACCACCAATTGTAATATTATATCCAATGGTATGGTTAGTTGACTTATAAAAATTTATCCAATATTTTTCTCTATCATCTATAATATCATCGGAACATGTTTCTAAAATTTCTTTTTTAAAAGAATCCTTGCCATATTTTTTAATAGCCAGTTTTAAAATTTTTCCTGACCCTAAATATGTATTAGAAGAATATTTTTCTTTTCCAATATAAATTTTATTATTTATTAAATTTATTGTTTTATACACACTACCCATTAAATATAATCCTATTTTATATTAAAAGTTTTTTTTACTAATTCTAAAAATTCAGGGTCCTGACATTGAGCTTTCTCTGGCTCGTCACTTATTTTAGCTACTGGAAGATTGTCTACTTTTTGTAGCTTCATAACAATAGATAATGGTTTAACTCCGGGAATATCGTTTGTAAGATTCGTTCCTATCCCAAAAGTAACATTTATTTTATCTTTAAATGTTTCATACAGCTTTTGGGCTTTTACAAAATTGAGACTGTCAGAAAATACAATTGTTTTTGTTTTCGGATCTATTCCCAAGTCTTCATAATGTTGAATTACCTTTTCTCCTATAATAAAAGGATCTCCACTATCTTGTCTTACACCATCATAAAGTTTAGCAAAGTATTTATCAAAGTCTTTTAAAAAGGAATCAATTCCTATGGTATCAGTCAAAGCTATCCCAAGATCTCCTCTATAAACATCAGCCCACTTCTGTAACATGAAAGATTGTCCTTTTTCTAAATCTGAAAGAACCATTCCCCCCATTATCCACTCATGAGCCATTGTGCCGATTGGTTTAATCCCTTCCATATAAGCGAATAATACATTAGAAGTACCCATAAATTTTAAACCAAGATCTTTATTAGTTTTACAGGTTCTAATTACTATTTGTTGCCACATACGAGAAAATCTTCTTCTTGTCCCAAAATCAGCAAAAGGAAATCCACTTTCAATAGCTATATCTATCTTTTCCCACAATCTTTTTAGTTGGCTATCAGTATCTGATAAATATAATGAATTAGAATGATTATATTTAAAATAAATTTCATTAATAATAGCTAAAACAGGTACTTCAAATAATATTGTTTCTAGCCACGGACCTCTTACTTTTAAAGTAAATGGTTCTTTAGTACTAATAATATAATCAAAACTTGTTTTATATGTTGAAAGATATTCAACAAATTCCTCATTAATATAAGGAAGTGTTTTAAGATAGTTTAATTCATTGTCTTTAAAAGATAAAGAACACCAATGTTTTAATTCTTCAATTATTTCATCATAATACGGAGAAAGATTTTCTCCACTTCTACATTTAAATTCATATTCTACAATAGTTTCAGGAAATTCAAAGAAGACAGCCTGACACATTGAAATTTTATATAAATCTGTATCTAAAAGACTATTTATAATCATATATCATATCCAATCCAATCACAAAATTTTCTTAAGTCAAATTTACGAGGAATAATATTTTTATGACTGTTTGTTTTCATCATATTAATAACAAATTTATAACAAGGTGAATCAAATTTAGGATCATCATCACCATAAAATATATTATTGTAATAATATTTTATGCTTTCTTCCATATCTTTATATGAAAATCCAAGCTCATTTTCATCGGTTTGATCTTCCCACAATCCTGCAGATGGTATTCTATTTACATGTTCTTCTTTAATAATATTATTTAATATATAATAATCTAGAAGTTGATATACTTCACTTTTAAACAATTCTCCTATAGGATTAATATCAACACCACCATCACCATATTTTGTAAAATATCCAATGAAATTTTCATTAAGATTGTCTGTACCAATAACTCGTACTTTTTTATTAATTGTTTTATTAATTTCTTCTGCAATAGTATAAAGAACAGTCATTCTTATTCGTGCTTTCATGTTACCTTTAGTAAGATCATTCATAAGATGATTTTGAGCACCTTTCCAAAGATTTGTTTTTACAGATTCTTGAATCAAACGAATAGGTCCACAAATAGGAATTATTACATCTACTATTCCTAAATGAGCTGAAAGTTTTCTAGAAGTTGAATTAAATGTTTTAAGATCAATTTCTGTTGATGGCATATGAATACCATATACATTATCACTACCCAATGCTTGAGAACAAAGAGTGGCAACTAACGTTGAATCTGCTCCACCACTTAATCCAATTACTGCTATATCAGTAAATTCTTTAATTTTATTTAGAGTATATTCAAGAAGTCCTTTAATATCAGTAATCATATAATTTATCCTTCAAATTCTTTTTTAAGTTCTAGATATTTTTGATATCTAGATTCCTTCATTTTTTCTTTTGATTTCTCTGCATTTAATTTGTCTATTTCTTTTTTCTTTTCTTCTTCTGCTGTTCTATATTCATATTCTGCATCTGTTTCATCTCTATTTCCATAAACAGATATTTCAAAATAATCATCACAATTATAAACTTCAAAATACATATCATGCAGTGGGTGTTTTTCTTTTAATTCTTGACAATATTCTATAGTTTTATCAATTTTACCAATAAGTTTATTTTCTATACAACTATCAATATTTTCTGTTATTTTTCTTTTCATCTAATTTCTCCTTAATTATTTAAGAAATTCCATTGTAGTATTAAGTTGTACACCCTTTGAAACCATTTCTTTAATAAAATCTTCTTGTACAGTTTCAAATCCAGTAACTGGACTCATAGCATCTTCTAATAGAATTATCTTTTTTATATTTGTATTATTAAATTCATTTACGAGATCCTTTATACTGTTAGCAACGCAATGTGATCCTGCTTCTCCTGCAACAAGAATAATATCAGCATTACTTAGTTCATTAATCAATTTTAGATTTAATAGAGTAGAAGGATCTGTAAGATCAGAAACTTCTGCTTTAATAGCAGAAAAATGTTCTGTCATAGGATTACTTCCTTTATAAATCATATCAATTGTTTTCATATTAGCATATTCCCAATGCATTAAAGCTTGGAATATAGTTGGATAAATACTTGCTCCATAACTTCCAATTAAACAATGTTGAGGCCAAATACAGTGTGGGTATCTCCCTTTTTCTTTTAGAGTTTTAAGATAGTGAATAGTTTGTTCAATAAGAAGTGGATTACATGGAATCCATTTTTCATTTTCTACATCTTCAGCTGATATAATAGTAAATGGATCTGGCATCCTTCCATCTTTATTTTTAAAAAAACAAGGATGAGCTATGTCAAAACAATGATGTGAATCTAAGGTAACATGAATATTTGAAATTTGAGTAATAAGACGATTAAGCATATTACCAAGTCTATTCATATCTTTTTCAGCATTTTTAACATATAATGACCCATTAGAATCACAAAAATCCCTTTGAGGATCAATTAATAATAAGTCAATTTTCATGTCATATCCTTTTTAATATTATATTTATATTTAATAATATAATTATTAAATATATAAATGTCAACAAAAAAATTACTTTATTAAGAATTTTTTATAAAAAAGTATTTGACATTTAAGATAATCGGTTTTATACTAGAAAAAAAGGATATATTTAATGAAAGTACCTATTTTAATTTGTCATAAATGTGGTTGGGTTGATGATGAATATAATGTTTTAGCAGCATATGTCATATCTTGTAAACATTGTGATTCAACTCAACATTATACATTAATTTATTCAGAAAAAGAAGCTAAAAATTATCTTAATAAAAACCCATATCAATCAGAAAAAAATAAAAAAAGTACTTTTTAAGAGTATTTTATAGTAGCTATAATAATTTTTTTGATAATTTTGATAATTTTAATAAAAGAATAAAAATTTTCTTTAATCATACTAATTCTTTCCAAGATAATCCATATATTGATTTTAGTTGTCTTTTAAGATGCTCTAAAATTTGTGGTTTTAATGCAGAAACAGTTGTATCACTAAGATTAATAAGTTTAGCAGTTTCTCTTTCCGAATTTCCTTTAATATAATGTAATTTTATTATATCTCTTTCTCTTTTTGGTAACTTTTTAATTAAAGAATTAAGAATATCAAAGATATATTTATCAATTACACTTTTATAAGTAAAATCTTCTGCAGATTTATTTAAAATTTTTGTAACAAAATCTATATTAGATTCAAAACTTTCTAATTTAAAAGTAGGATTACCATCTTTATCTTTTGATCTAGATATATTACCCTCTTTTCTAAGATAATCAATAATTGCCCCATATATTCTTTTAGAACCATATGTACTAAATGCGTATCCTCGTGTTGGATCATATTTTTCAACAGCATCTATTAATCCTATATAAGCATAAGATTTAATTTCATCTAAAGAAATATTATAAGATTTATGATTTCTATAAAAGTTTATTGCTATTTTTTTAGCTAAACTTATATTAGATATAATTAAATTATTTCTTTGATCTATATTTTTAGAATTATAATAAGACATCCAAATATCTTCATTTATCATTTATAAATACCAAAGTTAAAATAAAGCCCTCTTAATTGAGGGCTTTTAAAAAATTATTTTTTTCTCTTTTTTAATTTTCTATTAAGGATAAACCATCATCGCTTATTCTAAATATACAGGGAGGAGTAGAACAAGTTGCATTTACATACTTATACCACTGATATTCTCCGGTTGATTTCTTTTGTACTAGCTCTGTTCTAAATCCATTCAAAATAGAAGTACCTAAATAAACGGGTTCGGTTGAAATAAATCTAATCGAATCACCTATTTGTATTCTTAGAATAACAAATTCTGTAGAACAAGGAGGAGTTAGAATTTTAATATCTGGGCAACAATCAATACATGTGCCATCATTTCCATCTTCACCATCGTAGATGATAAATGTATTTGTTCCGCAAGTAACCTGTACACCTTCTGCTATATCTACTATTGAACACGACTGTCCATCAATTCCGTCTGCACCATCTGTTCCATTTAAACCATTTGCACCGTTTAAACCATTCCAAACATAAAAATCTCTGCTTCCGCAGTTAATTTTAATACCCTGTCTGCCCTGTTCATTTGTAATAGAGGCAACCGAGCAAGGTTGGCCAGAAGGACCCACAGGGCCAGCAGGACCCTGCGGACCAACATCTCCTTTTTCACCCTTGAAAATTAGATATCTAGTTTCATTTTCTGCATCTTCAATAGGGTCACATCCCATAAAGAAAGCAGTAGCAAAAATTGCTAGTATCATAAAAATAAGTTTTTTCATTTTTTCTTCATCTCCTTAGAATTAAAATTTTAAAGCAAAAGTTAGATTCATACCAACCATATTAAATGATCGAGTATAAAAAGCATGAGCATACATCAAACCACCGCCCATACTAAAAGTAGGCGTTATATCACGAATATAACTTACTCCAAGACCTGGTATTGCTACGGGATCTTTAAATTGAGCAGAATATGCAAGAAAAACATATGGTTGAATAAGTATTGTATTTTTCTTTTCTGATGGAACAACTGTTTTTTGAGGCTGAATATCAGGAATTTTTTGTGGTAAAGGTTTAACAACTTTCTTTGGGGCCTTTTCTACAAGTAATTCAACTCTTTCCCAATCTGTACATTTCCAAGTAAGAACCTTTTCTTGTTCAGCAAATACACTAGAAAATGTAAGAAGAAAAAGTAGAGATAAAAAACAACTAAAAATTTTCATATAATATTTTCTCCTTTTTCATATTTATATTATAAATAATATAATATTCGGGATGGCCCGGATCGAACGGGCGTGATCTTGTTCCCAAAACAAGTGACTGACCACTAGCCTACATCCCGTATTTAATTATGAATACACCAAGAAAGAATAATATTTGATGGTGTAGTTCTAAAAATTATATTTCTGTTTTTTATGGTATCAATGCAAAAATTACCAAAATCAACAGATTCTATACATAAATTTCTATTAGTAGTTGCTCCATAAAGATCAAAATTATATATTTTCTCTCTAACAGAATCAGATACATCTCTTATTTCTATAGTAGAAAAACTACTACCAAATAGAAAAATAACAGTTGATATATTATAACCTATAAAATTATCAAATTTTATTTGTATATCTCGATTAGAAAGAGAGTCGTGACAAGAAATAAAAAATAAACTTAAAAATAAAAAAATTAATATTTTATTCATATAAACCTCTAGATTGATTTGATAGTAATTCGTGCCAAAAACTTTTTGGAAGATGAATATTTTCTATCATAACAGATTCTTTAAATAAAGGAGCCATTTCTTCAGCACCATGATAAGCCAAACCACAACCTACTTCTGTTACTAAAAAAGTAAGTTCAGGGTGTTCTTTAGCAAATTCTATAAAACGATCAACATATGGTTTAATTCGTGCAATACTAATTTTATTACCAATACCAGGAGCAGCTATAGTAGGAATTCCATAAGTTTTTCCCTGCAGACCTTCTCCTTGTCCATAAATTGCTCCCCAATCTAATGCTGTTTTTGCTGCTCCCTTACCATGCCGACCTGCAATATTAGCACCAAATACAAAGATTTCATTTTCTTTTAATTCAGTAATATGATCTGATGTTATTCTATTTAATTGCATTTAAGAAACTGCCTTTTTACTAGTATAATCTATGATTAAAATCTTTTTCTGTACAAGTCTTTAATACTTCTCTTCTACCCAAAATTCACAAGTTCCCCACTCTCCTATTATACATCTAGGACCAACTCCTTCAGGTTTTGGATCATGATTGCACCACAATTCATTAAGAAATGAATCATAATTTCTAAATTCACATCTTGAACAAGGTTCTTCTTTACACGGTTCGTCATACATTATTTTTTCCATTCTTTGTAATACTTTTACACTTTGCTATTCTATTCCAAAGAGCATCAGCGAGTATTTCAGAATTTTCTAAAGGCTTTGTTCTATCCATTTGATTCTCTTCAAAGAATACACACTTATATTGTATTCCTCCTAATGGTAGCCCTTTGGGTGATTTTTCGCAAGTATCGCATTCAGATTCCTTTCTTAAGAAAGTACAATATGATTTCATAAGCTATCCTTTTCTATGAGTAACCCATATAATTTTTTAACAAGCTTTATCTGATCTTGTGCTTTCTTAGAAGAAAGAAGATCTTTCCAATCTCTAGTCAATCTACCTACGCTTGTTATTTTATAAGCTTTAGAATTAAAATCTTTAAAGTTTATT